CGTATATAGTATCTCTATTAATTCCAGTTAATAAACTAAAACCTATAATACTACATTCTTTATCATATACAGCAAATAAATACTAATATATATATAATATATACTCTACTTTATCATAATCATACATATTAAAATTATTATCCATAATACAATTTGTATTATTTTTATTAATATTCTTATTTAACTTTAATATGCTTTTATCATTAAAGACATATTTATTTATATACATTAGGGCAGCATTCCATCTGCTTTGTGGCTCTTTGGTCATATCTTCGATGTTATGCTCTTCACAAAATTTTGTCAGATATAATTCTATGTCATTCTGGAATATCTCCGGTGTGTCTGGTGTTTCCTGTAGTTTCTCCATATATTCCCCTTTCTGCCAGAACTATGCCAGCTAATTAATTATTATATATACTAATAGCATAAAAATAACCCAATAACTATTATATAATTATCGGGTGTAAATCTAATATTTATATATTTAACTGCTATTATATTAATATATTATATATTATTTGTCAATTTTAATTTTAAGCTTGACATAATATAAAAATCTGTTTATTATGTTAAGCATAAACAATAACAAAAATGTATTGAAATATGCTATTTTGTATTTATAAACAACAACATCAGATGTATTGAAATATACGTTTTTGCATTTCTTAAATAGTAACGCACGGCGTAGAAAAAAAGGGAACGTTAAGCTCCCCCTTTTTTACTTTATCTATCCGATTTTAGAACTCTTTTTTGATTATCTCCAAAGCTTTGTTATATGCCCAATCTAAACTCTTATACTCGTTTTCTGTGGATATAACAACTTTATCCCCAGTGTCAAGAACTTCACCGAAATAGTAATCACATCCGCCGGATTTTTCCGCCTTTGTAGCTATTTTAAATGTATATCCGACAAATTCTTTACCAGCGTTTCTTGTTTCTTCAACAGCAAATAAATAGCTGTCATAATCTGCATATTTTCCCACGTTTTCGCTCGTAAAGAACTTTGCAAGGCTCTTCATATCCGTTTTATTAGGTTCTCCGTTCTTGTTTCTTCTAACTGTTAAATATTTCATATTTTTACCTCCCTTAATCTTCTATCCTTTCCCAATATGCTCTTACAATTTCCATTCCTTGTTCATCGTTAGGCTCTCCACTTAAATTACACAAAATTGTGTAATTAATTAAATCGACCTGCTCATCATCTTTATCAAAAAGATAAAAATGCTCATCTATTATCTTTTCGGCTTCTGTACTGTAACAAGGGCTTTCGCCGCTCCCCTGTGCTACATATCCAGTATTTAATAAAAGTGCTTTCCCGTCTTCGTAATTTAATTTTTTGAGTTCATCAATATTAATCATAATTCTTCACCTTTCAGCGTTTCCACTGTCCTTTCTTAATTTCTGTCATTATAGTAACACTAATATTAGTGTCTGTCAATAGGTTTATTTAAAAATATTTTATTTTTTCCTCGTCCGTTGGTGTTACCTCTATAATATCCGACGGCTGGCATTTTAATATAATACATAATGTATTAATTGTGTCCGTTGTTATGCCTTTCCCCTGTCTTATATTCTGTAGTGTCGCTTGACTAATTATCTTGTCTTTGCGCATTTTCGTACTTGTATATCCTCTGTTAGATAATTCCTTAAGCACATCTATTTTATATCTCCACATCTGTTTTGCTCCTTTCTTATAAGGTTACAAACATTGTATATTTTTTATGTTTAAAAGTCAATTAAAATATCGTATAAAATCTCTAATTTTGGTGTTGACAAGCACTAATATTAGTGCTATTATAATCTTGCAAATAAAAAGGCGGTTGCACTCCTACCAAGACACACAACCGCCACCAATCAAAAAGAAAGGTAGCTATATTATAGCACAGGTAAAAAGAAATGAGAAGAACAAACAGCAAGGAAGTTAAGACAGCAGTTAGAAATTATTTAACAGAGGTTGCACAGAGTGAAGAGCTTAACATGATTAAGGATATTAAGAACAAGTTTATAAATGAATACGGCTGGGCAGTCGCAAGACTTGGTGAGCGTAACGCTTGTATAGAATGGCTTAGAGGTTTAGGCGTTGGCGTTGATTATAGCTATTACGATATTATTCGACTTATGGCTGAATGGTTAGACGAAAGCACAGAAGAAGCTGAAAAATGGCTTGATAAGCGTGGCGATGGTCTTTATTGGGATTTATTAGCAAGGGAAATTTTAGCAAGCAAATAATTAGCAAGGTTGGCACGCTTCCGGAGGTTCGATTCCTCCGGCTTGCTCTACCCGGATTCCGGGAAAAAATTAAAACTATGGAGGAAACGAAAATGGGAAAAATTTCTTTTGATGTAAACAACGGTGGGAAGCTAAATATTTGCCAAGCAAAGCACGACGGAAGCGTAAGCGTAAGTACTGGAGAAAGCAAAGGATATAATATAAGTGCAGGAGACTTTGTAATGCTTTTAAACTTTTACAAATATGTCAAAGATAACGACATACAGAATGATTTTATAAATTATTATGGTAAAAACTAACAGCCGCAGAGGATGCCAGCCGGACCGATACCGGCGGCGGTTTTTCCTTTTAAGGGATAATATTAAGAATATGGAGATTAAAAATATGAGATTTTGTGGACATTTAAAAGACGGCACACAATTATTATTAACAGATGACGAAATAATCAATAATGCACTTGAGCAGGAAAAGCAAGGAATTAAACCACATTATTGTTTTTATGATTATAAAGAGAAAAAAGCAATAACGCCGCCAGGGTGGCTTATTTGGTCTTTACATGATGGCGGTTGCGGTGTGGTTTATCGCCGCAAAGATGGGAAAATGATTATAAATGCAGGAATGCAAGGTGATTTTTGTTATATTTAATTTTAAGGGCGTACAGGTTGCGCCCTTTTTGGCTTGCTGTGGGTTCTGGTTGGTTTGATTCTAGCCGCAAGCATTAAGCATATATTTTTATATGCTTTTCTTTGTGTACCTTGAAAAAATAATATAATAATGCTATGCTTATATATAAAGCTTTTTGTGCCTTTTTAGGTGCACAAGTGTACCCAGTCGGGGCGGCGTGCGTTCTGGTATATCTTCCAGAACTGGCGACAGCTTCCACAACTTGCAAGGGCATATTATACCCATTTTATATAACGCTGTTAAAGGCGTTTTAAGGCTGTTTTACTTTGTAGATTTATAAGTTCTACACCGACACAATAAAGCCACCGTATAGGGCAAATCACAAAGTCACAAAGTCAAAATAAGCACGAACCGCAGCCGGTCAAGTTTATATAATGCACTTTAATCTATTAAAGTTTTTCATCAATTTTCAAGGGCAAATTTGAACGAAATCGGGAACAAAAATTGAAATTCTGTGTAACCGATTTTTGGATTCCAAAATTGTATATGACGGGGGTATTGAAAAATTCACATTATATTTTTGTAGGAAAATTTTTTCAATTTTTCAAGTAGGATTCAAACGAAATCTGAAGCAAATTTTGGGAATTGTCAAAATCGAAATTACGAATATAAAAGAGAACCCCACGGGGGTAGCAAAAAAGTTGCATTATATTCCGTGGGGTTTAAATTAATCTATAAAAATAATTGGCTCATCATCATCAAAAAGATTGCTCATAACTTCCTGCCCTTTATCCACTAAGTAACAAGAAACTTTCTGGAATCGCCTAAGCCCTTTGACGATTTCATATTTGTTATTAATTCTATATATAGTTCCTGCAAAATTGCCTTTATTAACAGGAATATAAGATTGCATAGCAAGTGGAGCTGATACAGGCTCACTAAGTTCCTTAAGCTCTATAATGTCTACCGCTTCAATTTTACATAAATCACCATATTCACCCAATGATGGATATACCGGTGGGTTTAGTAAAGCATGGTATATATCATCTATGTCACTATCATTAGATTTGATGTATATAGTTGTGTATAAATCAACTAACATCAAATGATATTTAACCGTATTAACCCATCCGGTGTGGCTTCCGTCTGTATAATCTGTTATAATATCCCAACGCTTAAGCATTTCATCACTAACTTTGTTAAAACGCTTACCACCGTGCCATTCTTTCTGTGTTTTGGTATTGTAAACGCCCTTGCCAGTAACGAAATAATCTAATTTATGATACTTTTTCCATTGACACATTGAATGGATAAATCCATTAACTGTGCTGAACGGCGGCAAAGGATAACAATCCGCACCTCTTGGCGCTGATGGATTGTTAAATCTAGCCATTTCTTGATACATTTTTAACCTTATAACTCTCATAACAAAACCTCCAAAATAAAATAAGTTGCACCTATACAAAAATGTATCAATGCAACTTTCCACTATGGTTCTATTAAGGTAAAATGATATAATAGTTATCTATTGTTTACATCTATTAAATAATAGCATTTTTAGATATTATTGTCAATACAGCAACTTTCTGTATAAATTAATGCTTTACTTGAATACCGACATTGACCAAGCTCATATATCAACAATTCCTTAGTCATAGTCGGATTAGTCTTTTGAATTATCTTTAATAGCTCATCAATACTCATTATCCCACTCTCCTAACTGCTCCAAGCACCATATCAACAATGTCAAATACTTCATCTCCATAAGTTGCTACAAAATCACACAATATCTCTTCCTGTTCAATAGGCAAGTACACATCATAGGACATACAGATTGCGTGACATACTTCGTGTATCAGTACTTTGCGTTCCATAAATCCACGCAAGGCGTTTGACAGATAAATTGTATGCGTATTTCTATCTGTTACACCTAGCACAGAAACATTGTCTGACCGCTTTAATTCGCCCGAATTTGAATTTTTATATTGTACTTGCCACATTGTGCCATTAATACTAAAAACCATCTGTATGCTCCTTTCTGAATAAAATAGGCTATGAATATTGCTACTCATAGCCCTTAAAATCATATCTTAGATACAAGAGTGCTTAACTTTGTTCTAAGCAAGTTCTTCTCTTCTGCTGACATATCAGCCACCATACCTGTAATATCGCTTGCAAGTTCCTTAGTATAGCTGTCAAGTGACTTCATCTTGTGTTCCTTATCTTCTGGCGTGTTATTCTTGTGCATTTCCTTAGTTTCTGTGTAGTTTCTCTTTGCCCTGTCGTAATTACTTTCAGACATTGGCTCTGTATAGTACATCTTGCCATAATCTCTATCCATATCCCTCATATGCTCTGCTTCTGGGTACATGTGCATATAAGGCGGTTCTTCATATCCTCTGCGGTATGTTCCGTGTCCTTTCGGTGCAAATCTTCCATCTGCATAGCGGTAGTGGTCGTAAAATCTTCTGTCCGGATAATCTTCGTACTGTTCAAGCATACGCATAATGTCTTCGTTATCTTCTGACTTTTCCATAGCTTCAACAATTCTGTAATCCTTGTCAAAGCAAGCTATGTTCTTCGCTATTTCTGTAAAATCCTTCAAATCGTCAAGGCTCTGCCCCTCAAAGCTATCTAATCCGATTGCTTCAACCTTAGCCTTGACACATTCCATAATCTGTTTAGCCCATTTATGCATAATATCAAGCCTCCCTTACTGCAATCAAATTACTATTCTGAACTTCAATAGCCTGTGTAGATGTATTCTGCACCGCTACTGTACTGCAACAGCCACAATCCACATCAACATATGCCTGCGCCGATACATTAAATAAGTTTTCGACTGCGGCAGGTGTAACAACCATTCTTGTTGACTGTAAAGGCTCTCCGTCTACTGCAATGGCAAGTGAAATAGCTTCAACTGTACCGCCTGTAGGTATCTGAATGTTTCCACTATACGATACTAAAAATCTAGCCTTGCACTGATTTGTAATACCTCTTAGCTTGATAATTCCACTTCCCTGTCTGTGGACTATACATTTGCTACCACATACCGGTGTTTCTGTAAATGCGACATCTTCTCCGGCGGCGACTGTTTGTAATGCAATTCCTGTTATTTCCATTATTTTTACCTCTCTTTCATAAAAATAAGGGCAAACATTATAGTCTGCCCTTTGGTTATAAGTAATACTGCTTAGCAGACATAATCGAGTTAAACTCAATTAAGATACTCAATTATTCAGTTTTAGCAGCCACATCCTGTATTGCAACCACATCCATAAGCATAAGCATTAGGATTAGGCACAACATAAGCTGGAATAGCCGTAGGATTTACAGAGTTGATAATCTGCTGTGTCTGAGCTGCCATCTGAGTTGTAAGAAGTGCATTCTGTCTATCCTGTGATGCGGCTCTGCGTAAATCGTTGTTCTCTGCTGTAAGTGTTGCTATCTTATCATTTGTTAAGAAATCAAGGATAGCTCTCGTTCCTGCCTGCTGGCTGTCGATAATATCTCTTGTGTTGTTGCACATTGTGTTCTGTAAAGCACAAGTGTTAGTTGCCATGTTGTAGTTTACACCTTGGATAGCTTCACGAGTTTCACAGCAGCAGTTAGCGAGCTGCGCCTGTAATGCATTTGTATTCTGCATATTAGCAACTGTATCAGCATTGATAGCCTGCTGTATGCCATAGCCTGTCTGCATAATATTTGTGTTAATACCATTAAAGCCTGTGAGCATACTGTTGTTCATGGCATAGAAACCATCGCAAAGTCCGTTGGAAATGCCATCTAACTTGCTGATAACTGCTGAATTATCAAATCCGCGTTGAATGTCCGCCTGCGTAGCAGCTGTCGCAACATAACCACCGCCATTGTTGCCACCAAAACCGCCAAATCCACCATTACCCCATCCAAAGAGTAATGCGAATACAACGATTATCCAAAGCCATCCGCCGTCAGCCCATCCGCCGTTATTGCCGTTGCCGTCAATGTTTGCGACTAATGGTACGCTGGCACAATTTGAGTTTGAAAACATATTGTTACCTCCTAAAAATATATTCATAAAGATGTCACCTAGGTAGTTTGCAAAGACATCTAATATGCTACTAATTACCAAATCTACTTTTTATCTGGCTAAATACATCATCTGCATTTAGTCCCTTTTCTTTGCATAAATTTCTAGCCATCTGCTCTATGCCTTGCATATTGCCCTGCTGCGCCATCTGCATAGTATTTTTCATTATGGGATTATTCATCATCTGATTATTTCCCATTATCTGTTGTATGAACTGTTGCGGACCAGCTTTCATCATCTGAAAAATGTTAATTGGGTTCATTCTTCATCACCGCCTTTGCTTTGAGTTCTTGAAGTTTTTCTTTGCGTTCCTAAAGATTTATCAAATCTATCTTCCAACTGCCCTATTTTCTCTGACAATTCCTTAAACTTATTCAGAAATAGCTGTGTGCTTTCATCTGATAGGGTAAATTTAGCATTTTCTGCATCAGGCATAGAATTTACTGTCTGATTATCTTTAGGGGCTGTATAAGGCTTATACACAATCGTTCTAATTGTTCCGTCAGCATTCCAGCCCTTAACATAAATCTCCGACATATCCTGCTTAGGAAAAAAAGCCATTGAGCCATCCATAGGGACCTCGTTAGCGTTTATATTTTCAACTGCTTGCACAACTCTGCCGTTAATACCTATTATCTGCTGTGGAATAGTTTGCTGAACTTGTGATTGCTGCATCTGCTCCTGCGGCTGAAATCTCTGGATATTTGCCATAGGATTATATTGATATGCTCCATATTGAGGTACATAATTACTCATAATCGGTTGCTGATAAGGATTGTTCATTGTCTGCCTCCTCTAAAACTTCCTCGATTGCGTGGATAACAAGAGATAATGTCACTAAGTCAAGTTTCTGTAATTCTTCTTTACTCAAGATTTTTTCTCTTACTTCATCAGAAAACATTTGCACTACCTCTCTTTCTAGTTACATTTTTGCATAAAAAAAATCACTTATAGCGACACATAATAGACATATGTGCGACATATAAGCGACAATGCTGAAATTATATAATTGTAAAACGCGATAAATGCGGCATTAGCACTTCCTATATGCTATAGGAACTGCATTAAGTTTGTGCTAAAAATTCTTAAGCTGTATTTCAATATTTCCATTGACAATTACTATCTTGTCAATTATAGTCTTTAGTATCAAGTTCTTTTGTTTCTTGTCGACCTTATCCCAAATGTCGGCAAGTTTTTTTATGTTCTCATACACAAATTCTTTTTTCTGCGTATTAATTGCGTTTTTGCTTTCAGCGGCAATGTTTAATTTCATTTCCTTAATCTGTGCTTCCAGTTCTTTAATCATTTCTAAGACAGTATCATTTCCGTCAGCATACAGATTATACAATCTTTTTAGCTTAATCTGTTCCTTTTCAAGCTGTGATTGCATAATTTCAAGTTTTGTCGCCTTTTCTTTTGGCTTGTAAGATGATAAATCAAGTGATATTTTAAGAATTTCTTCTTCTACTTGTTTCTCTATCTCGTCCGCCCATTCAAGTGAATTATTACAGCTTGCATTATAATTGGGCAGATATGAAAGTGATTTATTTCTTGAACAGCAATAAATCTTATGCTTTTCACTACCCCATTTTTGATAACGCATTTTGCAGCCACAAATGCCACAATAACATAATCCGGTCAGTAAATTAGGTTCGGTTATACAGTAAGTTTTTGCTGAACACCTTGACTTTCTTAGTTCTAATCCAAGATTAAACCTATCTTTATCAAAAATAGGTTCGTGTTTTCCTTGATATATTTTACCTTTGTATGGTATCATTCCGATATTTACAACGCCGGTCAAAATGCTTCTAGTAACAAGTTCAGACTTAAAGCCGCAAATTTCTTTAATTTTCGCATCTGAATAGCCAGATATGAACAATTCAAGACCTTTTCTTGCCTGTTCTGCACGTTCCGGGATAGGTATTAATATGCCTTGTTCCTTACTGTAGGAATAACAATAAGGCAAATTGCCACCACCCATCCAGTAACCCTGCTTAATTCTTTCAAGCATACCGCCACGCATTCTTAATAACATGGTGTTCTTATCAAGCTGTGCAAATACAGCCATCATTTGTGTGTACGCCTGCTCCATTGGACTATCATAATTTACGCTATCGTGAACACATTTAAACACGACATTATACTTTTGAAATACTTTCTCGATAAGATATATTCCGTCAATCATATTTCTTGATAATCGGTCAAGCTTAAAAGCAACAACACAACTTACTCTTTTGCGGCTACAATCATTCACAAGTCTTTGAAGTTCCGGTCTATCCATATTTGTACCTGTGTAACCATCGTCAATATACCAATCTGTTATTACAAGCTCATTTTTCCTACAATAATTTTCAATGTCTCTTTTTTGGCTATCAAGTCCATTGCCCTCAACAGCCTGTTTTTCAGTAGATACTCTCATATAAGCAACACATTCCATATATTTTATCTCCTTATAATATAAATAAATGTGCCGCATTTATCACGTTCTACGGCACATTGTAACACATATTTACTTGTTGTCAATTATCTCTGCAATTATCTTTAGTAAGCTGTCTGAAAGAGTTATGTTTTCTGTTTTTACGTCTTCGCCATTTTGAGTAACCCTAATCATTTATAACCTCCAACTTACTTATTTTCTTTTTAATTTTGTTTATCTTGCGATTGACTGTTCTATCACACACGGACAGCCGCATAGCAATTTCTGTAATGCTTCTGCCTTGTGATAGTAACTTGAATATTCTCAATTCTTCTTCTGTAAAATTGGCATTTTTAATTATCTCATCAAGTTCCGGCTTAGTCAGTTCTGAAAACTTCATAAGCCAATCTCCTTATTTAAACTTAATATGTTCTATTCCTGTTTCTTCGTATAACTGATTAACAAGCTCCTCTGCTGTGAATAATCCGTCATTGTAGTTATCTATAAGTACTTTAAGCTCTTTTTGTACTTTTGTTAATCTCTGCTGTCCGAAACCGAATTTATCATGCAGCACCCATAAAATTAATATTAATGCTGATTCAAAATTTTTCTTCTGCTGTTCATTACTAATCCTATTCATCTGAACACGTAACATTTGCTCCTTAAACTTTTTCTGTTCTGACTTACTCATACATACTCCTTATTTATCAAGTATTTTGACAATTTTCTTTATTATTTCTTGTACTGAAACTTGGTTTTGAACATTTTCTTCTAAAACTTTTTGCATTTCTTTCAGAATTAAAGTGTGGATATGCATTGAGTACTCTAATTCTTGTATTTTTTGCATAATTTCATCTTTCTCTTCTTCCATTTGTTCACCGCTTTCTTAAAAATTGATTATCATACCGCCATAAATGCTTGCTATTATCATTCTTGAGGCTTTTACCCCTTTCATAGTCTGTCTGCCAGCATTTCTGACACAACTGTCCTTGTGGTCTGTCAATAGGTTCTCCACAACGATAGCACAAGTAATTTTCTTTGCGATATTCTTTTATATTCTGCCTATTTTCAATTCTTTTTCTGTGGATAGCATTATCTTTGCTCTGACATACAAAACACTTCGCTTTACCCTTAACAGCTTTAGCCTTTCCACATCTAACACATGTGCCGGTTTTCTTGCGTTCAGCGTATAAGTTTCTTGAATACCGTTTAAACGCTTCGTTGTTTTGTCTTCGCTTATCATCACTTATTGGGTGACTGGCTCTGTATTCTGCTTTCTTAGCTAAACATTCCAGGCATATCTTTTCTTCGCCTGCAAGCTTATTTTTACGGCATTCCGGACATATCCTAAGCCATCTACATAATTCTCTAGTTTCTCTTTGATAAGCTGTATGCTTTTCTTTACATTCTTCGCAATAAAAGCCTTTTCTATCAAGTGGCTTGCCACATTTAGGACACAATCCATTATCTCGGCGATAATTATATAATTTCTTCTGTGGACTAATTGGCGTTGTTTCCACTAAAAATCAACCTCTCATTCTGTCAATTCTATCTTGTACTTCTTTAGGTGCTTCAATATATTCTTCTGCGTTTGTATTTTGACCGATAAGGGCATTTTCTTTAATTTGTAATGTATTTATATCTCTTTGGAATTTTTGCTCGATTTGAGCCTTATACGAATTTGCATTCGTCTTTTCGATAAGTGATTTAATATTGTCCGGCATACGATTTATTTCATTCGCACGCTTAACAACTGTTTCATATGTTCTTAAGAAATTCGATTGTATTACTGTTTCTATCGTCTGATAATCTGATGTCGCCCAGTTTTTAAGGTTGTCTGGCATACCAACTGCTTGTCTGACAAGTGGTGGTAGCTTGTTAAATTCTTCAACTGCCCCATATGTGCCATTCCTTAATGATTTACTGACTAATCCCCAAGCTGTCATTCCGTCAAGTTCCTGCAGTTGTGATATAGTCTGTATTTTACCTATCAACTGTCCTATACTTGGGGCAAATCCGCTTATATCGGAGTTGATGTATGCTTCAAGTGCGACTGATACTTGTTCATAACTGTAATTTTCCAACATCATATTCCACACATCTACTGTCTCGGATAGGTTGTTAGGCTTGTAGTTAGGGTAGCAATCACATATAATGCGGATAATTTTAACTGTTTCTTCTCTTGTCAAGCGTTGCTACCTCCTAATTCATATAAAATTTTGATACCATCTGCGTCTACATTTGAGCTTTTATTTGCTATGCTTCTAAAAATATCCACATAATCACAATTACCCAAATCAATAGGGCAATTATCTAATATATTTAATATATCTTCGATAACCGCTCTTTCACTATCATTAACTGTGATTTCGTAAATTGTATCTGAATACATAATTTTTCTCCTTTACACATTATCCCAGTCAATAGCACCCTTATTGAAATTCTGATTGTCCTGTTTATTAGAATTACCTTCTTTCAGCTCAAACAGTCCTTGCCAACAATGGTCTACTGACTGATTAAGAATTTTAACAGCCAAGTCATTATCTCCACCCGACAACTTTTCAAGAGTATTCATAGCCCTGTGTAACGCCTTATCAGTGCATATAGGTTTTTTAATTCTCTTACGCATTGTCACATACTCGTTAAATGCTTCATCAAGTAATTCGTCATCTTGATAATAACTTTTCTTTTTGGATATTACGTTAGTAATATCTTTTTCTTTTATATTCTTATCATTCTTTAATTCTCTGTCATTATTACATTCTTTACATTCTTGTATGTGTTCCGTCACTGTTTCCGTTGGTGTTTCCGTAAGTGTTCTATCGGTGTTTCCACTACTGTTTCCATTGGTGTGTCCGTCAGTGTTTCCGTTACTGTTTTCTGAAAACTGGAAAACACTATAATTTACTATGGTTAGAAGTGTTCTATTATCATTGCTTTCTTTTTGCACCATATTTTCATTTTCTAGCATTTTTAAAAAACGATATGTTCTGTTTACACTCCAATTCCATTTCACTGATAACTGTCGGACAGATGTTAAAATCTGCCCCCTTGTTATTGTGATTATTTCTCCATTGAATAATAGTTTTGTATCTGAATGGTTGGCTGTGAGTAATAAATCAACCCAAGCCGAACGCTTGTCAAATGGTTCGTTTACTCGCCATATCCAACAATCCAGTAGTTGCCTATGCAATTTTATCCAACCTTTATTCATAGTCTACCTCTTCAAGTTCTGTCACATTGTTACTTCACTAAATCGTTAATGTTAACCCTAAATCCGTCAAATTCCTTGCCTTTACTCTTAATGTAAGCTGTTGTATCAAAGAACATCAAGTTGCCACTATTGTCGGTTGCTATACTTACACCATTTCTTGTAAGACTGCCTTTGAGTAGGTCAAGTAAAATCTGTATTTCCTGCTTTGTTTCGTCTTTCATACTGTATCTCCTATAAAATCGCTTATATCCATTTGATTATCCTTTTCAAATACAAGCATTTCATTCTTGGCACGCTCGTAAAAGTTTCTGTCAATCTCGAATCCGTATGCACTTCTGCCAAGTTCTGCGGCGGCTCTTAGTGTGCTACCGCTACCGCAACAAGGGTCAATAACAACATCTCCCTCGTCTGTAAAAATCTCAATCAGTTTTTTAAGGACTGCTACAGGCTTTTGAGCTGGATGAATTTTTGGTATGTCTTTTCCATCTTTCTCCCAAGTGAACCAATTGAAAATCATGTGTCCTGTACCTCTGATATTCTTTCCGTTTTCATCAATCTGCAAGCTATTTCTGAATTTCGGTAACTTATTTCGGTACAGTACGAGTGCATATTCCGTAGCACCAACGATACGCATATTTGCTTTAAGCACCTGTGGACTGTAATTTTTACAGAATACAAGCGGTATGTAATTAACAAATCCGTGTTTCTTTGCGGCGGCAATCAATGTTGACAACTGTTCAAATGAACAAAATACAATCATACAAGGGCTATTACTACTTCTCCCCCTTGCGATAGGTTTTGTATCTTCTTTCTTCAACATCTTTGAACAAAAATGGAAGTATTCATACAAATTAAAGTTAAAATCTGAATTGAAAGCTGCTTTCTTCGCAAGTTTGCTCTCTCCGTTCTTATTATCGCCACCGTTGTACCACATAGGGTTACTTCCATAGAAGTTAGTTCCTACATTGTAAGGAACATCAGCAATAATAAGCTGTGCTGGGGGTATTGCATATTTCTTGTAATTCTGCATAGAATCACGATATATCTCGCATTTAATCTTCTTTTTATACATTCTAAATCTACCAAAAGGAAACCTCGGTTTTATGTGCGCACAACCTATTCCTTTCTTTGATTTTTAGTCTATAGTTCTATACTTATCTTCTTGAAATTCTCTATCTTCTTCATCGGAATAGGCTCTTTTGCATTCTGCACAAAATTCTAAAAATGTCTCCATATCTGTGCTGTTTTCGTATTTGCAGCCTTTACAATCATTCACTCTGAATCACCCACTTTCAATATCTCAAAAGTTTTGCCTTTGTCTAGCGTTAATTCTGTTCCGTCAATGTTGCCATTCAGCTTATTTTGGCAGTGACACAATAGTGCTTCAAGGTCGCAAATTCTGCCTGCTCTGTATTCACCGCGAATAAAATCCAAAACCCTATCTACACTTTCCAACCTATATGCAAGTTTATAATCGTCACTACTTTTAAAACAGCTATTGGCAAGCTCTCTGTATTTTTCTGCCTCTGCGTATTTTTCTTTCGCCTTGTTTAAATATTCTTCCGCTTTTGTCATTCGCTTTCACCCGCTTTCAATAAATCCATAAACTTCTCATATTGCTTCTGTGATACCTTGTTGTGCTCTTTTTCGGGCTTTAAGCGGATTATAAGGTGCTTTTCAGCGATAGAGGATAATTCCCTTGCTAACGCCTTTTTGCCTTGTTGTATGCCGTCACGATAACTTTTAGAGGGTTTAAATTCATTTATCTTCTCCTTGCCCTCTCCTTGACCGCCTGCTGTCTTGTTATATCTACACTGATAACCTTTCTTGGTGTACTCCAAAATCCAGTACTGTTCCCATTTATCAAGCTCATTTGCTGGATAATGAATGAAATTAAGTTTCCAGCCATAGGGATTTTCTTCACTGTAAAATCCTCTTTTCTTGATTGATAAATCTATGTGCTGATACCCTACAAGGTGTCCACACATCCTCTGCGATAGGTGTAGTGCTTGCCCGATGTAAAAATAAGGAATGCCATTCTCGTCAATTCTAGTTAAAAAGTAAATGCCGCTCTCGTCATCAAGTTGTGGATTTATCTTTAGTAGCCTTTGCTTATTGCTTTTCTCTATTGCCTTGGCTCTCGCTATGTTCTGATAATTCAACTGTTATCACCTGCCTTTAGCTGTTCCGCAAGCTCTTCTAGCTTAAACATATCATCAACAAAGATAAGCCCTGCATCTTCAACAGCTTTTGCAAAATCGTCAATAGCCTTATTTCTTACATTATCAGCTGTTACAAACTCACAGTTAAAAGTACTGCAAGTTCCTGTAGTATGATGTATACATTTATTGCAATCTCTATCCATTAATTCCACCTGCCTTTGTTTCAAAAGGATTTACAAAATTATCAATAGGTTTAGCTCTCATACTAAAAGCCGTTGGTTGTTCATCCCTGTCTAAATCTAATTTTTGACCACAGCTCGGGCAGTAATCATAATCATCATAATCAACCTCATATCTCTTATCGCAGCAAGGGCAAATCCAAGTATCATATACAAGCGTTCCGTCTGGGGCATATCCATCACCCTCAAATGTCGGTTTCTTAGCTGTCTGCTTTTCTCTAGCTTCAATCACACTCTTAAATGTAAAGCCTTTCTTAACGCATTCATCTTCAAACTGCATATAGTTTTCAAGGACTTCTGTTGTCATTTTGCGGTCAGATAGCTTCTTGATTGTTTCAAGTGCCTGTATTGCAAGTTCAGACGCTTCCCTTGATATATTACTTCCGAATGGCATATCAATATTCTGCTGAAATTCTTTAATTGCTTCGTCCTCTTTCATATATTCACCTCATTCGATTAATAAAAAAGCACCCATCATTAATTTTGCTGTTGATTGTAATAATATTTGTTCCCCATAATCCAACACGAAAATTTCTAGCTGTATTGCTATTACAAATAACGCAGCGGACTTTATCGTACTTGCTTAATATTTCTTGAAAATCCTTATCGGTGCTTGTGCTTGTAAAAATATAACCATTTTCGTAATTGCCATGTTTGCAAATCATCAAATCACACCTCTTTAATTAAATGGTAATCCCTCATCAGCTACGCCATCTGGAATTGACATAAAGCTGTCTGAACTAGCATTACCGCCCATAATTCCATTACTGTTATTATTCTGCTGATTAGCACGACTTTCACAAAATTCGTGTCTTTCAACAACACAATCATTAGTGTAGACTTTCTGTCCGTCCTTGTTAGTGTAGTTGCCTGTCTGCCATCTACCCTCAACGATAATCTTAGTTCCCTGGTGTAAATATTTCTCTGCAAACTCTCCATTCTTGCCAAATGCGATACAGCTAATAAAGTCTGCTGCCTGTTCGCCCTCTTTCTTAAAAGCTCTGTCAACAGCTAATGTGTATCTTGCTACTGCCATACTTCCGTTTACTGTCTGTGAATATCTAATCTCTGGCTCTCTAACAACTCTTCCGCATAAAATTACACGATTCATTACTTTTCCTCCTTACTTCCCTTTTACAGACAAAAACAAATTTATAATAAATACCACAAATAAAATTATCTTAAATGCTATGTTAATGCCTAATATACAAGCTATCCATGATATAACAAAGCTTTCTACCAAAGAGATGCCTAACTCAATAAGTATAAATAATAAAATTGATAAAATATAATACATTACTTTTCCTCACTTTCTAACAACTTCGGATTGTCAAATATGTTGCCGATAACTTCTATTTCATAACTTTTTATGCTCCACAAATCCCATTTTGTTCTAATTTGAAATATTTCTGATTTAACGCAAACCCAAGAAAATTGATAATAATTACTCTGCCAAAATGCTTTGTAAAGATTTCCTCGTTCATCTTTTACAATGTCATTCTCCCAAATCAGCTTGCCGTTCTTGTCTTTTAAGCCAGTACACTGACAGATTGTGTTCTGGTCTATCTCGTAGAAATCTATGCCGGTAACAGTCCACTCATCACAAGCAGTTCCATTGTATTTTTCAATGACAAAACCACCTACAAACACTCTCCCATTTTCAAATCCATCATCAAACAAGTAACCCTCCACCCATTGTTCGTCTTTTGGTAATTCCTGCCAGTTTTTCCTTTTTGCTTTAAATAAGTATCTATTTTCCATGTTATCTCCTATTCTAATACCTTGATATTTCTATCTCGCTATTCAATATGGTATTAAGTTCCTTGCTAAGTAAATCAAGCTCACGCTTCACTAATGATTGAGCTTCATTTATCGCAGCTATTACAGATGTACTGTTTAATCTTTTGTCCACAATACCTAGTGCCCGACAATTCATGTATAGTGTTTCTCCGCAACCGAATAGTGTGTGAACACATATATCTAATCTTTTATTGTCACCTCTGTAGATAGTTCCTGTTTCAACTGGCTCTCCATATTTTGCATTGCTTATATACTTCATGTTCCCTCCTATTCTGCTAATAGCCATATCTAATTCTTTCGTCACGCATTTCATCAATCGGTTGCACATTCTTAACCCATATTACTGCCCCTTGTGGATGTTCGTAATACCATATATCCTCAATAGGTTCAATTTTGGATAGTACCCACGCATAAGGGGTTTTATATCTTTTCTTCAGTTCTGCATAAGACGCATTAACACAATGATTGTCTCTTTCTTCAGACCAATCAGAGCACGAAACAGGATATGTGGAACTAATGACAGCTGTTGCAACCACTCTATGTGTTCCACTTTCAAGTAAATAGATTGTTTCGTTTTGTTTTTTGGTATTACTGCCCCTTATTTCAATAGTCTTTTTACCACTAATAATAAGGTCTAGCCATTTCTTTTTAATAATCAGTCCGTCCATGCTTTTCTCCTATTCTGCTTCTGATTGAAGCCAATCCATACAACTAGCTTCTCCCTCGTATTCTTCGCCGAATGTGTTCTTAAAAGTTATAAGAAACTCTGCCAACTCTTCATCCGACATATTCCTTATCCTGTTGGCATTGGTCTGTCTGCTATCGCATCTGCAACAAGGCTCATTATCTCTTGGATTGCTGTTATGCTGGCAGTTGCAAGTGTGAACATCATCAACCCCACCTCTTAATTCAGCCAATTTGTTGTAAAAATGTCTGACATATTCATCTGTAAATTCGCCATATATCTTTTTAAATTTATTAAATTCATATATAGCATTGTCTTCTGCTAGTTCTCTTATATCTTCTTTACTCATTTTCTACACCTCTCAATTCTTCAAAATAGAATTTCACATCGTCCGACAAATGCTTTACGATTCCAAACCGCTCCGCCACTTGATAAGGTATGCTGTCACGCATAAGCCTTTTATGTATTTCTGAAAGATACTTTCTAAATCCCTCGACATCTAAAGTGGCTTTATAATGGTTGCAGCTCCTACAAGCTGGCATGTAATTTGAAATGTCGTCTGCTCCACCTATCCTAAGCGGTGTTGCATGGTCTACCTGCATATCTTTGTAAGCTATTTCTATACCACAGTAAGCACAATGTCCGTTATACATGAGATATACAGATTGTCTTACTTTTTTAGGTATTGCTTTTCGTTTGCTCATTACTGCCCTCTCAATTCTTTCAGTTTTGCTTCGGCTTCGGATTTTGTGAGGAATACTGAAATCCCCAAGTATCCGCTATGACTTTTAAGAGAGTTATCGTCGTATCGAACAACTAACAAAGGTTTTCTGCTTATATGATATGTTTCTTCTAACACAAAACCCTTTCGTACCTCAAAATCCACAATACAGTACGCTTCAGGCGGTATCTTGATTAGCTTCCTTCTTTCCTCTAAGTCCTCATAATCTTTCAGCTTAAAATACACTTTCAGCCAATATTCAGCATTATTAACCAATGTTGGTATTTCTTTATTGCTATCTGTCAATCTCTCCATTACTGTTCCTTTCTCAATCAAGCAAAATTTTGACTTTGCAACCACCTATATTTTTGTATCTCTCAATAGCAATATCACTTAAATATAGGTGGCAATTAAAATTATATTTTCCACCAATCACATGGCAAAATTTAAGATGTTTTAACATTTATTCTCCTTTCTAAAAAGGGCATTCACTAGGATTTTTCAAATCCCAACTTTTCCCTGCAACTGCAACATCTACATTCGCCCCATAAGCAACTTTCTTCATTTTCTCAACGAAACTATCACTATCAGCATTTTTACTTGACAAATGGCACATCATGACGTTCTGCAAGCTATCTGAATAATTTGCCTTAACAAAATTGCAAGCCGTGTCAATGGATAAGTGACCTCTGAAAACGTGATTAGCTTTGCCTATGTTATCTCTGTCGATTAAATCCTTGTCATAATTCACACCTAAGAGAATGTGATTTATGTCTTTAAACTTCCACTTGATTAGTTCACAATCGGTTATGTAAAGCATTCTGCCCATTTCTTTGTGAGTAATCAGAAAGCCGTATATCGGACAAGGTTCGCCATTTGCGTCTGTATGTGTCCAGCTTCCGTCTATTGTTGTTAATGCAAACGTATCAATTTTAAAATTTGATTTTTTCACTCTGCAGCCAAATGTTTCTGATTTACTGGATATCAAATATGGTACAACTGTATGAAAACCAGCCTTGCACAACTCCAAAACTGACTTGCTGTGGTCAAGGTGTTTATGGGTGCATAACACACCCACAACATCTTTAATGTTCCAATTCAAGCCTTTTTTAATCTCCTTAATCGGTATTCCACAATCAAGGATAAGTGTTTCTCCACTGTTGGAAGTTAGCAGATAGCAATTACCTGTACTTCCTGTTGCGATACATTTAAGCTTCATTTAAGTACTCCTTTAATACTTAATATTCATATTTCCGTGTTCATTAACCCAGTCAATAGCTTCTGCGTATGTCACGCCATTGTTTTTCAAGATGTAAAGCAGATTATGGAATTTAGGGTGTGTTTCTTTCAGCCTTAAAAATCTGCTTTCTTTCTCTAAGTGACATCCAAACCCGCACAGCACACCAATAACAAATAATTGATAATCATTATATGGAACATCTAATGCTCCGTCCTGCGAAATTATTCTCATACTCAATCTCCTATTCTGCCTGCATAAATGGCGGTAATGTGTTATCTTCTGCCTGTTCTTCGGTTACTTCCGTGGCTGTGCACTCGATAATGTCGCTTTCTTCAAAATCAACGCTGTTTGCGTTTTCTTTAATCTCATCAGCAACAACCTTTTCTGTATCAAGTTTCACATCTGATATATTCTGAAATTCTTCCTGCGCATATAACCCTTGAAATCTGTCCGGGAAAGCTTCTCTCAAAGCCTGTACAACAGCTACTTTTCTAATCATTGTAGCTGGTTTTTTCGCCCATTGACTATTGAGCGAGCCGTCTTTTTTTCTTCCTGCATACTCATCAAAGCCTACTGACTGATACTCGTCCTCTTTTCCGTCGATAAAGATTTTCGCCCAGCCGCCTACGATAGTTTCGTTAGGTAAAACCATTGTTCCCTCTCGTTCTTCAACTGTTCCGTCCTTTTTAATTACAACGATTCCTGCTTTCTTTCCCTTATATCGTGGGTCTGCATTGGCTCTCTTTGTGAAAACATCTTTTCCGGTAACTATTGTGGCTGGTTCGTTACTTCCGTACTTAATAAGGTATGCTTCTCTCAAAAACGGATTTAAGTGCTGGTATCTGCATAATGACATAAACATCATTACTTCTCCGTCAGATACATTACCGCCGCCATTTACAAGATATCTTCTTATCATTGTTGGAGAAATTTTTACCATTTCTCCATTTGATTCATATTCAACTAACTGTGTATTCTCTGCCATAATTACTTTCCTACCTTTCTCCACTTAAAATCTGACCGACAATCTGTCTTAATTCGTTGCTAACCCTGCTTACAGTCCAAAAATCCGTAGTATCAAATGCGCGAGCACAATCAAATCCAATGTACCACTTGTTTTTATCATCAATTTCAAGCGGACTAGGTGCTTCTTTGTTTGCATATGTAATGCCGCCGTGGCAATTTATACTTGCTGTATTGATAGGCAACCTTTTGGAAACCTGCACATATCCACATCTGTAACAGTTGTCGCCCATATGCCGCATTATCACATAACAGTTAAAGCCATTGAAATTGAATGAGCGTTCTAATATAGAAGTCATATTATCCCTCCACAATCTCTAATTTCTCACTATCATTAACAATCAGCATAATCAACTGGCTATCTACCATTTCAGCAACTTTTTTCTGATTATCTTCATCTAAACTCTCACTATCGTCTAAAATAATAGACACTGATATGCCACTAATTTTCTGAATAGAATTACAAATATCAACTCTGCCTAAAATCCTGTTACCCTTGTTAGACATAGTTGTTAAAATGCTTTTTCCGTCAACAGTAGGTATGCAGCAACTTTTGTAATTGCCATTCTTAGCATATTCAAATAACTGCCACTTAACTAACCCAAAGTGGCTGTTTACCGCTTCTGTCAAGGATTCATTCTTTGCCTTATCCAGTTCGTCAAGTAAATCAAGGATTTTCTCGGCATTAGCCTTATTCTGTTCAGAATCAACCCTTGTCTGCTTTAATTCTTCAAGTCGCTGTTCGTCTGCTGCCGTATCAGACTTTGCAATCTGGCTTTCACATTCTGCTAACTGCTGCCTTAAAGCTGTTTCCTGTACCTTTAATTCTGCCTTAACTGCCGAAATATCATTAGCCTTGTGCATAGCCTGTTCCTTTTCAGCTATCTTCTGTTCAAGTGCTTTGTATTCTTCGGTGGCTGATACATCAATTTCCTGCGGAAGTTCTGATAACTGCTTTTCAAGGTCTACTAAATCAACTAAATGCTTCTCTAACTTCTGCTTTCTGTCAGCCAATTCCTGTTCAGCTCCAACTAACAATCCTTTGATTTCATCAAGCATTTTCTTAGCTGTGTTGCCCTTATCGGTAATTCTGCTAAGTTCAGTTTCTTTATGTGCCTTAAAATCTGCCTTTAGTTTCTCTTTCTTTTCCTCTGGGTATTCCTGTTTACAATAAGGGCAAATAAGATTATTCTCGTCAAATACACGCTCTTTTTCAGCTTTCCATTCGGTTCTGCTATCATCAAGTGTTTTCTGATATTCAGCTATCTTGTCCTTATCAAAACTAACAACATCTTCTGCGTTGCTGATTGACTTCTTGCTATCCTCAATCACATAATTAAGGTTACTAATCTGTGATTCAAGTTTTCTCCTAGCCTTGATATTTTCTTCATTAGCTTTGCGTGACATATCGCCAAGTTCAAATTTGAGATTAAGAATATCCGAACTAACCTTGTCATATTCAGCCATCAGCTTATCATTGTCAGTCTGCTTTGCCACGCAATCAGCAATCTGTTCTTTAAGGCTGTTCTTCTGTAATTCAAGGTCAGATACTTCAATAGCCTGTTTAAGCTGTACGTCACGCTCTTTCTCCTCAATCTGCCCGTTCAACTTTTTGACATTATCATCAACATTTTTTTTGATTTCATTGTTCATAGCACGTATTTCTTCGTATGTGTATTTTTCAAGAAGAGGTACTAATTCGGCAAGTTCGCTTTTAGACTTCGCCATATCAAGGTCGGTTGTTTTCTTTGCTAAACTGAAAAGATATTCTCTCATTTCCTTTGGCTTCTGCGTAAGAAATACATTGATATTGCTACACATTTTGAAAATATTCATATTAACATCAAGATATTCATTGAATGCCTTTAATGTCTTTGGCACGCTATTGATGTAATATGAGTTAGTATCGCTTACAGTTGTCACAACAACGCCGTCCTTTACAGTTTCCCCATAAGTACGCTTCTGCACTTTCTTCATAGTTATTTCTTTTCCATCAACATCAAGTGTAAGTTCAACACTTGTGTCCATATCATCAACTGATTTTCCGTCAACCTCTCGTCTGACAACCGGATTATCCTTTAATTCATAATCACAGTTGAATAAGCACCACAGATAAGCTGTGGCAATAGTCGACTTGCCCTTGCCATTCTTCGCCATAATCTTTGTAATGGCGTAAAAATCAAACTCTGTGTGTGCGTAGCACATAAAGTTTTCAAGAACTACCTTTTTTAAAACTGCTCTCTCCATAAACATATCCTTTCCTTATTATATATTCATAATGAATACATCATCTTCTATTGAGAAGTTATCAACTGTCTTGTCTGCCAGATAATGCCGTCTGTCAAGTTCATCAAACGTGCCATCAAATATAACACCCTGAACTGGATGCCATACTTGACAACGCTTTTCATTGTCTGCTGCCATACTAGCTAATTCTGAAACTGTAATATCACTATTCATCAGTATTCTCCTCTTCCTCTATAATCTCAACTCTGCCTACTGATACCTCATAAGCTACTCTGTTTTCAATTTCATCTTCGCTTATCTTTTTTGTATAAGGTCTTGACTGAAACCTACCTGTCATTTCTATATGTGTTCCTATTGGCAAATGACCGACAAACTTAGCTGTCCTGCCCCAAGTTATGCAAGGTATATAGTCTGACTTGCCATATGCTCTGTTAACAGCTATGAGAACATTTGTTATTTCTCTTCCAAGTGGTGTTACCCTGTATATAGGTTCTTTGCAAATAAAACCTCTAAGAACTACATCATTATTAAAAGGTAGTTCTTCCTCGTTTTCATATATCTCTATAACTTCGGCAAAGATTGCTAATATCAGCTTGCTTTTTTCACCTATATGCTCATTGTAGCTTCTTATTCTTCCTGTAATCATTACGCAAGCACCTGTTTTTAATTCGTTCATATCTACAATTCTTTCAGATATAAGAACAGGAAGTGTATCTACTGCTCCGCTAACCCTGTCAATCGAAATCATCATCTTGAAGAATTTTTCTCCGAAAACTTCGTGATTGAAGACTGGCTCTTCTGCAACTAACCCAAAAACTGTAATATTGTTATTTCTCTCTTTCATCTTTAGTTCTCCTCTCTTTTTTCTACAAATCCAACAACTTTACCGCCATCAATAACTGTATACATATCCTTTTTCTCGTACATATCAATGCAATCCTGTACTGTTATTACTTTCTCGTTTACCTGTTTCATATTGTTCAATCCTTTCTTTTCTCTTTGCCCTTGCCATTGTCAGAACGATACAAGCCAGTTCTAAAAACATCCCGAATATCGTTCCTAGCATAAATCCCTGTATCATAACTTATATCTCTCTTTCATTATTGTAGGCAGTTCGTAGCAGTCGATATAATCGTGAGTGTCTGCTATGTACTTCTTTTTCAGTTCACTCAAACCACACCCGAATTCGTGCCTTAACTGCCCTAAAATGTCATTTACAACTACTCTTCTTAAGAGTTCACAATGCTTATTTCTTCCTAAGAGGTAACTTGTTCTTCTGCCAATGTGTGCCAGGATTTCAAGCTTTTCTACCTCATTAATCTGCTCTCTTTCGCCTTTTTCAGAAATAATAAATATCAATCTGCTAAAACTCCTTTCTAATTAATAAGCTTCTCCTTATTTTAAAAATTGTGATATAATCCTCTTATCTTTTTATAGGAAAGAGGTGAAAAATGACTGCCGAAAAATATATATCAGCTTATGCTACCGCTAAAATTTGTGGTTATAATGGCTCATATGATGATTTTAGAAAACTGTACGACCGATACTATTCAGAAATCATCAGCTCAATATCTACTAAGGAGCCGCAATTAGCAAAAGCCGTAGCGACTAACAATCCGTTCTGTAACCTGAAGCACTTCTAAATGCTTCGATTACTGGGGAAATGGCGGTAAGTACTTTGATTGATAGCTCAATGTTAGTTTCTTCAAGGCGCTTATCGCCGCTTTTAATATTTCTGTAATCATCCACAATATCCATAGCGATATGCTGCGCAAATTCATCAATGCTTATAAAACGAGAAGCTTCTTTCTCGGCGATTACGCTTTTTCCATTTTTGTCTGTTATTGTGTATCTTTGCCTTTCCAACTCTTACTCCTTTCTTAAAAACTCATACCTATCTGTGCATTAGCTTCTTTTACCTGTTCAGCAAGTGCCATAGGCAACGCATAATCATCTATAAACTTGTGTACATTATCAATGTACTTTCTTCTTATGCTCTTATATGTTGTCACACAGCCAAACTCACGCTTTAACTGCTTATATATGTCAGAATATACCGAACTGCGAATACTGCCGTTCTTATAAGCTTCGCTATCCTTGCCACCAAGTACAATTACGCCTTTTCTATTAACGTGCTGTTTGACCTCATCAATCTCACAGCCGTAAAGAGGCGTGTTATCCTTAAGCTCTGTCATATCTTCTTTGATAGAGTTAACAGCCTGTTCAAGTTCTGTATAGCCCTGTGCTAAAAGCTGTATCTGACCGCCTGTTGTCTTTGGCATACTATAACTGCCTGTCTTTCTGATTGACGGAAGCACCTCTCCTGTAACCCAATCTGTAAATCTCTCTGCACTTTCTTTACGGCTCTGAAAGATTGTCTTGTAAAGATTACTCTCATTGATATACAAAAGCTTCTGTTCTCCGCCTTTTGTAAGGGTAGGAATAATATTCACACCCTTTGAGTTTAGTCTTTCCTTAACCTTTGATGGCTGTGTAAGTTCCAACGCCTTGCATACATCAGCCAGACAAAACATAGGCTCATTATCTTTAGTAATGGTTCGGATTTCTCCAAACTCTGAATTGCTAAAAATCTGTAACTCCATAAATGTACCCTTTCTTATCTGACCCAATTTTCAATCGGAATTTTTGTTGCTTCTGCAATCTTCTGTATAGTAGTTAATGTTGGTGAAGACATACTATCTCTCCAACGACCACACGTTCCATTACCAATGCTACACATTTTTTCAAATGCTGCTATTGGCATTTTTCTTTCGCCGCAATATTCAGCAACCTTATCATAAAAATTTTTATTAATATCCACTTCGTTTTTCTGTGCCGTGAAATTTTCATAAACCTTGTCAATTTTTGCGGCTACTGGACTGTTTTCTAACTCTACAAGTGCTCTTAAAGCTGAAATTTCCAATTCTGCTTTTTCTTTTGCAGATATGTCGCTTTTTCTTGTTTTCTCTAAATCCTCAAGTATGTAATCTTTTAATAAATTAATTTGAATTTCATTCATTGTTATTATTATCTCCTTTTTATGTTATAATTCCTTTACTAAATAAAGAAAGGTGGTGTAAATATGCTTCTAAAATTTCAAATAACTTGCACTTGTTATAGCAGATATACTGTTAACGAAGATATATCTACTAGCAAGATTGTTTGCCCTAACTGCGGTCTTGAATATCCTTACTCTGACAAAGTATTATCTATACTCAAGACTGCTAAGGAAATACCAGAGGGTAACATTACCTCTGATAAAGAATGCTGTATCAGTGTTCTTTCTCTTGGGGAAGAAATGAGTGGTTTTTAATAGATTGTTTCATATACTCTAAAAAACCAATCATTTCCGCAACTGTTAGTTTGCTATCTTTGAGTTCTGATAAAACTTTATTCTCTAATTCAGAGATAGCAGACCTTGAAGAAAAATATTTCTCCATAAATACAGCTCCCTCACAGGTTTTGCATAAGTTGTCTTTAAGACTATTAAGATAACTTTTCTCTACTTCATCAATAAAGCTTGCCATTCTTACTCCTTTCTAAAAGTTAAATATTTTGAACTTCTAAAGCAAAAAAATAATCCTGTATATCATCTTCTGATAAATCTAATAATTTAATTGCTTTTAAAATTTCAATCTGTTTCCAAGGTCGCTTGCCTGTCATTTTAAGTGATAAAGTCCTGTCTGAACATCCAAACGCCTTGGCAAAGTCCGTCTGACTTCCGTACTTTTCAATTATGCGACCTCTTAACTTACTGTAATTAAAAGCCATTCCAATTCTTCTCCTTTCTCCGTTTTTTGTTCAATGTTTTGAACTGATTGTATAATAGCATTATTAAATTAATATGTCAATAAAAAGTTCAATATTTTTTACTTTTTTAGTTTTACATCTTGAACTTTTGTTCAAATAATGGTATATTATCAACAGAAAGGAGGATAACTAAGATGAAAGAGAATACGTCAGATAGGCTTAAACAGCTAATGAATGAACGGAAGTTAAAGCAAGTTGATATTTTGAATTTATCATTACCATATTGTAAGAAATACAATATCAAGATGAATAAATCCGATATTAGCCAGTATGTATCAGGCAAAGTTGAACCTAGCCAAGAAAAGCTAGTTGTCTTAGGAATGGCTTTGAACGTGTCAGAAGCGTGGCTAATGGGATTTGATGTTTCGCCAATCCGTAAGGATAATTCAAAAGAAGCTGAAAAAGATGTTGATTTACTTTGGAAGTTTTCTATGTTAGAGCAAAGAGATAAAGAAACAATATTAGATATGATAGATGTTATGTTATCTCGAAAAGAAAAGAAGTAGGGTTTTACCCCCACCTCTTCAAAAAGTTTTCTATGAATGAATACAGGTACTCTAATGTGCCTGTATTTTCTATTTCATTTATGAGTTCTATTAACTTATCTTTGTAATTTTCCTCATTACTGTTACTCATAAGCCCGCACTCCCCTCTCTTGCCCTTGCACGTTTGATAGCGATACGATTATTATAGAACACACGTTCTATAGTGTCAAGTGTAGCGGCGATATTGCCAACGCCAATCAAACAATATCGCCTGCCAGAACTTGAAAATGTTTAAGGGTCTTTTCTCAAAGACAAGTTTATTATACATTTATCGTTAGTATATTTCAAACACTTTCGGTCGTGTTATTCTGACACTATTCGACAACTAACTGGAACTTGTCGATTGCATTACCCATAACACCTGCATATCCGTCCATTCCATTCGATGTTTCATCGTCTATCTGCTCTGGATAGAAGTTGCGGTTATTGAATACAGATACCATATACTTTGCGTACTTCCAAGGCTCACCCTCTGGTGTATAGTAGATGATTTCTACGGCATCTATCGGTGTTTTCTGGTCGCCTGCAAAGCCGTTGTAGAAATCATTATAATTGAAATCTGTAACATAAGGAAGCCAATCACCATTAAGTGTATGAACTCTGTACTTAACTGAACCTCTGCTGACCTTAACAATAAGTGCTGTGATAGCTTTATTGTCGCCTGCACCAGCCCAATCTTCTCTATCCTCTACTTCGCCCCACCACCTATCTGTATAAGCGGCATATGTAGCATATACGTGTTCATCTGTGTTATCCTCTGCATTGTCTTCTTCGCTGTTATCTTCTGTATTATCTTCATCATTATGAAAGCCATAAAATTCTGATAAGTCGCAAACTCCGTCTACACCGTCAATTCTTGCGCTAGAAGTATACTGCCACCCCGCAAGATAATGGTCGATACTGGGTGTCTTATCTGCGTTAACATCATCATTTAACTGCATTTCATCATAACCTAAGTAGTAACGTGCAATCCAGAACGGACAATCTAAGTCGCTAGGGTTTGTATAAGGCTTGATGTAGCTACCATAGAATGATAAGCCAGTATATACACCGAAGTCATATCCTGCACCCTCAATAACCTCTTTGTAAGCCTTGATAATGTCGATAAGCTCTGAACCTAAGTTCCGCATACATTCGTCTTCAACGTCCATCCAGACAGTTACCTTACGTCCGTCAAGTACCTCTAATACTCTTTTAGCCGCCGCAACAGCTTCTTCTACTGTCAGTGTGCAAACATAATTGTATACACCGCAGATATGCACACCTGCTAACTGACAGCCTTTCCAGTTATTTTCAAACTGCTTATCTGGGTCAAAATCACGTCTGATAACCTTAAGGACAGCGTGAGTAAGTCCTGCCGCCTTAACTCTATCCCAGTCAATATCACCATTCCACGCTGAAAAATCTCCACACTTAATCATACTAAAATACCTCACTTTCTGTTGTTCCTGTTATATCTACTGCATCTGAACTAATTGTGTTATCTTCTGTGCTGTATGTTGCCTTGTATGTGTTTTTAACACCGTCAAGAAAGCTCTTAAGCTCGCTGTCTAGTGCTGTATCATTTGCTAAGTATGCCGCAAAATCATTAAAGCTAGCTGACATACTAACTGTGCCACTTTCGCTTATTGTGGCTGACAGATAAGCCACCTGTTTAAGTGTTCCGTCTGAGTTTTGAACAGATAATGTTCCGTTCTTCTGAATTGATGAGTTGATGTCTAACATTGTGTTTTACCTCCTAATTTGTATTAAAAAAGGACACCCGAAGATGTCCTTAATTACTTAATTGCTTTTCTAATTTTTTAATTCGCATATTCTGTGATTGTACAGTTGCAACCAAATCCGCTATTAATTCATCATAACGTAATGCATATCTTGCTGTTAATTCTTTAGTTGTGTTTCCGTCTTCATCTGAAACTTGTATCTCGTAGTTATCGTCATTAACTTTTTTATCTATAAATAACCCCCAATCGCTATCGCCCATTTTTTCTTTAACTTCTTGTGCAATAAAGCCGTGGTGTAATCGGTTGGAAGTACCATCTTTCATCCTAAATTCGCTTGGAATTAAGCTATATATAAAGTCAGCAGTCCGTTCTATTTCTAATGCCTTAATATCTTTTTTTACATTTCTGTCGGAGTCCGAAGCTATTGTACCAATAAAACCGCCCATTGCAGTAATTGAATACTTAGCAATCATAGAACCCATTAAAGAAACTTCTGTCTGTGAGTAAAAATTTTTGTAAGTATCATTATTATAAATTCTAACATTTGTTGCAACTTGCGTATCCGAATTAGGATTGTTGCAATAAAAGTTTGCAATTTGAGGATTACCATCACCGCCTACATTAAGACCTTTAATTGCAAATAGATTACCATAAACACTCAAATCTTGAGTTAGCATATTGCCATTGCCGTAAACAGTCCACAGAGGAGAGAGTTTTTGCGGATTATTCCCTGCTTGAATTCCTTTTTGAATAGAATATATCCAAGTACTATCGCCGGAATTTTGCTGATAAGGTGATATCCATACACGTCTTAAGTATCCATCATTTGCCAAAGTGTCCGCTTGCAAATATCCCTCGATGTTCCAATCTCCAATTTTTCCGCTTGTTAAATATCCAGTTCCAGTTATAATAGCGTTGCTTGCATACATTAACCCATCGGCTCGTACATACCATTTTTCTTTCCAATTTTCTGATATTGAACTTCCTTCGTTTGTTAATGTAGCGAATACCCAATCCGTTCCTTTTGATGGAGTTGTCATTCCTGCCCAATACTTGCTATCTGGCGTAGTAGAATTAATAGAATTATTAGCTATATTCCACTGCGCAATCTTCCCATAATTCGCAATTATATTATTACTTGTTATTGTTCCATCTGCGGTAATGCTAGTATTCGTACTGTTTAACGTAAACCTATTGCCACTTAAGTTAAGACCGCCTCTTGCAGTAATATTTATTGTATCTGCAATAGCTTCTATAGCACTCTTAAGCTCACCTGTTTTAGGGTCTTTTTTGATGTATAAATCAAGACTTGTTTTGGTTGCATAACTTTTTAAATCGCTCGACTTAGCGTAAGTTCCACTAAGTGCCAAACTAATACTTGAACCATTATCATTAATTTCCTGCGTAATTTTGTTAATCATAGTAGTTGTTGTACTATAATTATCTGTTAGATTTTTCTTTGTTTGTGTTAATTCTGTTGATATGCTATCAAGATTAATCTTAAGGCTAGCGTTCTGATTAAGCATATAGGCTAATTGTGTGTTAGATACCTCTTTCCAGCTCCAATTACCTTTATCATCTTTAACCCATCGCCAAGTTTTTTGAGCTGTTTCATTGTATGCTATTGCTCCGTGATGTTTAGCATATTCATCATTGCTAAAAGTCCATACGAGGTTATTACTAGGGTATAAATCATTTGCTGGGTAAATCGGTATGTGCCAGTTCATAGCTGGATAATTATCTTTGTTAGGTGTTTCCGTTACTGTATACACCATAAAGTTATCGTTCGTTTGTTGATATAAGTCGGATAACGTAATTTCGTAGCTATCTAACTTCTGATTAACAGTAGAAAACTTAGTCTGAATACTTTCAGTATCAACATTGCTAGTCCACCACAGCTTGTTAGTTATAAAATCACTAGCAACTTTCATCATACCGCCCCATTGCGTGTAATCCTTGTCAGCGCCAGTCTTGATAGCTTGCATAATAACATTAAGTGTTTGTCCCTCATTGTCCAGATAAATTTTATTGCTCTTAAGTGTATGTGTGTTATCGTTATTGATAACATTAAATAGTGTTTCAATATCCAGCTTACTTGCATTGATATTAGCATTATCTTGAACAATATCATCACGAACAACTTTTCTTGTAACGCCTTTTTCAGTAAGTCCTAAGGCATCAAACATAAGATTGCCAGATTTATCCCAAACGTACATATTATAGTCTGAATTAGCATCTTTACCTATTTGAACTCTTATTCTGTCAGTATCTTTGATGATGATTGTATTGTCTTGCCAATAAGACATTCCATTTTCGCTATGAACCTTAAATTTAGTAGTATTAAGGTCAAGTGCTGTAATTTTGCCAGCCGATATGCTGTCAATCATAGCGTCCTTAATCTGTGCATTACCGATAACGCTTACAACTGTATTCGCAAACTCTGTCGTTAAGCTCTTACCTGTCGCAGAACCGAACATCAAAGTCTTAATGTCTGCTACATCAGCATTAAGTATGCCTACCTGTGCGTAATCTGCCTGTAACTTAGCAATATTAGCTTCATTAATCGTTGCCTTATTTGCTGTTAAAGTAACAATAGTTGCTGTGACAGCTTCAATCTTATTAGCTTTTAATTGGTCGATATACGCTTGATGTGCCTTTAAATTCTCAATATTAGCCTTAGTTATATCAGCATTTTCAATAACTGCCTTGTTGATTAAGACCAAATCGGCGTAGTATCGTTCCATCTGCTTGGTTATCGGTCCGCTAGCAATATTACTGTTTTCTGTGTCAGATTGACCTATAGATGTAACTGTATCCATTAAACCGCCGTCACATTCGTGCTCAATCTGCATTATAGGCACTTTGTAATCAACGCCACCTTTGTTGACAGTTATAATGTCGCCTACCTCTAATCGCCAATCGCCTAAAAACTTAACTGTAAGTGGTCTGAACTGAAAGCCACCTATCTTGTTATAGACTTCATTAAGAATTTCTTGTGTCATAAATGGATTGGCGAAACTAAGTCCTGTCGTTCCGTCACCGGCGGTTATCTCACTTGTTTTACTGTCGCCGGACTTCGTATTATTGCAAGTCAGTTTCCTTATCGTAAAATCCTTGCTAGTGGTAAATGTAACCCCTTGTTGATAATACTGATGTCCGTCAAGCACGTAGCCGCTATCCTTATACCACTTAATTTCAAGGTTTCCGTCGGAATTGATAGCCGCATTACAGCCTTGTAACGTAGCCATATAGCCAATCATTTCACGCATTGTATAACCTTGCGGTTTAGCTGTAATTGTATGTGTGTTTGTTATGCTAGTTGCTAACTGTATACCTAATTTTGTGCAAATTTCCTCTAAAATAGCCTTGTCCGTACTAGGATAAGTTAATTCAGAAAAATAACCTTTTTCAGCTTTGTACATCTTGTCATAAGCTGTGTACTTAGTGTACTCGCCGTTGCTTTCTTCTTTAGTTACAGTAAATATGCCTATCTGCGCATACTCAATTCCACTATTACCCTTAACGCCCTCAAAAATAGTTATATCCTTATTTTCAAGCGTGATTTCTGGATTATAAATAGAAAAGGTAACACTACTACTGCAAGTGTTACCTATGGAAATGCTATTGTTTGGATTGATTATATTGCTGTACTTAAATTCATTAAGTGTCTGATTGTATTCTTTTCCGTCAACTAAATATTTGCTATAATATCTTGCATTAAGCAAACTAAATTCAAGCGGAAATACAATATCACTTGGATATAAGCTGTTTGGCGGATATAACAGGTTCGCACCCCAATTAATATTTTTCATTAGGTTGCTCCTTTCTGATGATTAATCGTTAACCATAAAGCTAAGTGCGATAATCTTAGCTGGCTCAATGGCTTCACAACTATCAAATGCACTTATATCAACTTTCGTGTATTCAGATACTTCTATCTCCTGTTCTCCTAATTCTTCAAGTTCTGATTTTATCTTATTGTTGTCGTCTTTATTTTCCTTGTGTATCTTTTCTATCGTTTCTACAACTGCTTTAAAATGTGGCTCTAATGCCTTAATATTAGACATAATGGCAACTGCTAATCTGCCGCCCATTTTAAGCTGTGCTACACTTCCAAGTGCTTCATAATGTGCTAAAACTTCATTTCCTGTTATTTTCATAGTTAATCTCCTTATTTTTGAATTAAACTTAATTTTGCTCCGACTATTAATCCGTCCTCGTTCTTTGCCCTTGTGAGATACGGATATGTTATATCTCCTGTGTATATTGTCATTTCCTTTTGCTGACCGCCTAAGAATAGAACTTGTGCCGTTGGGAATGGGTTATTAACATCACTTACTACATCATCAAGTATTTTGGCTTGCTGTCCTGTTAGCGGCGGTAATTGTATCTCTACCTTATCCTTAAGACACACCAACGTACCAACTAAATCTCCAACATCATTTCTTCCAGTATTTTTAGACCAAATTTTCGCCCTAGTGTACGTGTAGCCGTTATATGCTACTGGGAATGTCACCCCCTCGATAATTACAGCACTTATCATTCAATCGCCCCTTTCTGCCTAAAAATGGATAACAAAAAGGAACATATCATCTTTGATACGTTCCCTTAGTTTTATATATTTAATTATGCTACACTTCCTATCTTGCTATAAGAGTAATTAATATCATTATAATCACGCAAAACATAATGTCTTAATGTGCTCATATTTAAATGTCCTAATAGCTTTGCTATTTTATATAGTTCTCCAAGCACTCCAACTACCACCACCTTCTGTATATTGTGCATTTCTTATTGCGATTTTATTACTGCCAAAACCAATTGCTAGTTGAACTCCAAATCGAGGTTTTTGATTTATTAAACTCGAAAAACCAATTAATAAAAATTTATTGCCACCTAAGACTGATGTTGGCGGTGTTCCTTGCAGGTAATTATTTTGACAACAAAGTATATATCCAATACTGTTTTCAATCGTATCTATGTTAAGCGTTTTTATGTTGTTTGCACCATAGACTGTATTCAGCTCAACTTTGCCTATGTTATCAATACGGTTGTCTAGATTATTTTTCAACAGAGCAACATCCGCATTAAGCCGTCCTGTGTTACCAGTATAAGGAACGAAATCATCATATGTAGCATTGAGGTTTGTTGTAAGCATTGGTTTGATGATTATATTAGATAATACTGTACCGCTATTTATAGCAACTGCCACATTAGTTTCAGAAACATTTGTTGGAACTTTAAAAGTAATTCCACTTCCTGAATCTCTGGCAGGTGTTGCGTTGTTAAAATAAATTTGAACGAAGTATGCGTCTAAGGCATCACCTCTTGAAACAAATCTTAATGTTTTATTAGCATTTTCTTTTATAATATCAGCCGTATTTTCAAGTACAAAAACTGCCCTATTACTAGCAGTACCATTCAAAGTATAAGTACCATTTCCATTATTGGTACAAGTAATTCCATTCTGAGAGGAAGTTTTAAGTGTTGGGTTTAATAAATTAGTGCAAATATTATTAGTTATATTGTTGCTGTTTAGTTCACTTATCATATCGTTGTTATTCTTAATGCCATCTTCCATATGATTAAGTCTGTCTGGACTTAATGGAGTACCGCCACTAGTGCCAGCTTTCCACGCTTGCTTTATGTATTGTATAAAATTCATAGTAAAACCCCACTTTCTAAGCACACAAAAAGGACACCTCACAATCAAGTGAAATGTCCTTGTCATTTTGCTATTTATTTGTTATTATTAACGTGAGCAACTTATATGTACTCATATGTGCTAATCAGAACAGGTCTACCCAACTTGTTCTGATTTTTTTATTCTACTTTTAATGTCAGCTTCATAAGTTTCTTACTTGAACCCCAAGGTGTCACCTCTAAATCAACATTGCTCTTATCTTCTAGTATGTATATCCTTGCAACTGTAATATTCGCGCCTGTCTGCAATTCTCTTGCCGCATTGTTGTATTCGTCAATATCAAAACTAGCTAATGGATAGTCAAGTTCCTTGCCATTCTGAAAGCAAGTAACATTATAGTTGTAAATAAATGCTTCGTTGTCTTTTGAGTTATTTGTAAAGTCAAAATAAACAACAACAACTTCTCTATCATTGCTATCTGTAATTACTTCGTGTTTGAGGTATTTAAGCGTTGTATCATTATTCGTTGCTGTGTCTGTATCTTGCTGTGTTGTACTAGCTTGTTTTGTAGCATTAGCATTGTTACTGCTGTTACTGCTTCCGTTGCTAAAAGCGACTATCAGAAATAGTACAAATGATACTATTGCAAAGTAAGAGCCTAAGTGTCTTTGTGACTTGTCGCCTTTACTTTTAATTAAATCCACAATAGCCAATATAAAACCTATTGGGATTGTGAATATAAATAGTGCTGTTACTGCCGCCGCTATGCTTAGTTTACTGTCTTTTTTCTTTGTTTTCTTTTCTGCCATAATGCGTTACCCCTTTACTTTTATTGTTCTATTTTGCAGTTATTAAGTATTAAAAATTGACCTTTTCCAACTGTGCAATACGTCTGATTGTCAAAGTTATCATTGCTTACAATGTGACTTTGCCTTAAATCATCATAGATACAATAATATCCTCTTGATGATGTAGCTATTAGTTTGTATTCTCCTGGTTCTATGTCAATTCCAACCTCTAACATACAATTATCAAGAGTAGTTTTAGTTGTGTAATACTGTCTGAATTCTAAAAGAGGTATCGCATTGCACTTGTTTAGTTCAAGATATTCTCCGTCTTCTACGCTTATCAACATATTGCCTTTGAAGTTTTCATTAAACTTTATTTTAGCTTTATTACTGTCTGCATATACGCCAAAATAAGCCAAACCTTTGCTTGTTAATGATTGCAAATAGTAATCGCCGTTCGGAATATCTTTACCTACTTTGTAAGTACCTGCCTTATATTTTGTCAGTTTATCATATGTATCTTGTGTTGTCTTTTGTATTGTAGCTGCTGTGGTCTTTTCAGTAGCTTTTTGTGTTGTAGTTGTGGGTTGTGTATTTGCTATTGTTTTATTATCGCTTTCAGTTATATTATTAATAATAAATAACGCTGTAACAAATACTATCCCTGCCAATACTGCAATCACTATCTCCTGCGGCTTCTTTTTGTTATCTTTTTTATCCATTGTAATACACCCCTTTGCTTTTATAGTACTTAAAGTGTATCACAACGGATTGGATTATTCAATTAAATGTTAAATGCTGGCTGTCCTGTCATATTAGTATAGTTATTAGCTTTATCCTGCACCATTGTAAACAATTTATCAGCATCACCTTGTAATGTTATGTTTACATTGTTGTTAGCTTCTGACATAGCCGCTACAACCGCATTGTAAACCGCCGGATAAACTGCATTAGCAATACCTGTTGTAATTTCTTGTTGATTGGCTACCGCTGTTCTTCCGTCCATAGTACCAACCATTTCGGGCATAACTTCATTTGCAACGAATAACTGTCCTTTTCTTGGAAAACCACCATTTGCATAAAAATCAACATTAATATGAGGCACTTCTGGAGGCATAAGATTAAATTCGCCCTCAATGCTAAAATGTGGCATTTTAATATGAGGAAATCTAAGCGACAAGTCACTCCACCAGTCCTCTAGGTTATGCCATAATTCTCGTATATAACTAAAGAAATCTTCTATTGCAACTGATATTCTGTGAAGTTCTGGCTTGCTGTCCCACCAATCAAGTACGCTATACCATTCATTTTTAAGCCCTTGCATTATTCCGCTTGCCATATCGTTCCATCTGTCTGCTGTAAAGTAAGGCGCTACGTGGTTATTCCACCAATTACCTATAGCTGTTCCGCCCCACCAATTAGAAAAGCTATTCCAACTGTTAGATAAGCTATCCCTAATATTTTCACCTAAGTTGCCCCATCTTTCTTTAGTAAAATATGGCAAGACATTATCATTCCACCAATTATATATTCCTGTGCCGCTCCACCAATTATTGAACGAAGTCCAACTATCAGTTAAGCTACCTTTTGCGTTATCTCCAAGAGATTGCCATTTTGCTTTTGTAAAATAAGGTGCTACGCTATTGTTCCACCATCCTACGATAGCTGTATTGCCCCACCAATTAGAAAAACTATTCCAAGCATTGCTTAATGAGGTTTTAGCATTGTCGCCTAATTCTCCCCATTTTGCCTTAGTAAACCAAGGTGCAACACTTGTAGTCCACCAATTTGCTATATCATCTTTGTGTCCGAATGTGATTGTTTCTATCACTCCGTCAATAAAGCTAGGTAAATCTTCAAATGGTGCTTTTATAAGATATGCTAATTGGTCGAACATTGACATATCTATTTTCTCGCCTGTTAATTTTTCATTGAGCCAATTGCCTAAATTAAATCCAGCAATAGCAGCTACTATTCCACCTACTATTCCAGCACCTATAGTTAAGCCTATTTCTGTTGCTGTTCCTGCTCCTATAATAGTGCCTATATCTGTTGTAAGTAATCCACCTATTCCTGATATTATACTGCCTGTTCCGAATGATTTTAAAGCACCTTTAATACTTGTTCCTATTACTGTAACAAGTTTCTTTTTCAAAACACTTCCTAAGCCTGTAAATTTCAATGCCGCTATAGCTGTTATTAAGGTCGTTTCAATTGGTGCTGCCGTAAATGAACCACTCCATAATTCGATAGCTGCTTTAATGGCTTGCCATAACACATTACCAAGGCTTGAAAATATTTCAAGCCAATTAAGTCCATCTAAATACTCTCCTATATCATGTCCAATTGTATACCAAGGAACATCATCTATAGCCTTTGCAAACCAATTAAAAATTCCTGCCACAAGGTTAGATGTATCTTGACCTGCCTTAAAGAAGTCACCAACTGCAAAATCTTTAAAAATCTGTTTAACAGGCTCGAGTGCTTTCTCTATTCTGTCAGCCCAAGCAACTGCCGAATTTTCCATATTGGCAAACGCTTTATTCCAAGCCGCTTCATAATCAGCCGCCGCCTTAGCAATATCATCTGTCAAATCAATAGAGCTACCACCGCCACCGCCGCTTGAACCCTTGCTTGAGCTTGTATCATCCTGCAATTTATTAATTTCATCAAAACCCATAAGGGATAGTGTGGCTTTCTTTGCCGAATCAGCTACATCTTGGTAGCCATCTGAAATATCTTCTAAGCCGTCTGATGTGTCTTTATAGCCACTTTGTCCGAAGCTCTCAAAGTCAATCTTAACGCCCATTAAAGAAGCAAGCCCAACTAATAATCTTTTGATTGCAATAGTTACTCCGTTTACTACTGGCATAACCTTTGAAAGAATTGGAATAAATAGCTGTCCTGCTACCATTCCTACCTCTTTCATATTGTTGCTGAACTGGCGTAGCATATTACTTGGGGAGTTGATTGTCAAATTTGTTATCGTATAGGCTCTTTATCCTATACTTCTTATAGTTTCCTATAAGTTCAGAGTACATTATCACCCACGTTTTTGCGTTTGGTTTGGTGGTAGCCACTTCCACCTCATACTGCCCTATATGCAATAGTGTCGGACACTCTTGGGAATATTATATTTATTCAATTCCTACTCGTTACGATACTCAATAGCCTGTTCGTAATCTATTGAGTTATCTCGGTATTAGCATAGTTGAAAACTTTAGCCTTCGCCGATTTTGCCCGATTGCCATAAGATATTTCTATTCTTATGCAACACTTGGAAGATAAGTTATATCAGCTTTCTTCCGTCTATTAGCTAAATCACCCCAAGATACTTTACTTTGGTCTAATATTGCTAACACTCTTAACTGCTGTTTTTCCATCTGCGTCATTTCTGATACAGACTTAGAAATGCCTAAGTTATAGGCATACGTCGCTAATGTAGCATTAGTAATATCAATACCATATTTGTACAATGCCCTTGATTGACCGATTAAGCCACTTTGTAAGTTCTGTGCTACTGTTGAATAGTCCACATTAAAAAGTGAGCTTATATCACCTGCAAGCATTGTCATTGACTTTGTTATTGCCGTTGTTGCTTCGCCTGTCTGTCCTAATGAGTTAGTAACAGAAGCTAACTGTGAAGCGTACTGCGTTATCTCTTGTATGTTAAGTCCTAAGTTCTTTGTTCCACTTTCTTCAAGCAAACCGCCTTGAACATTAACTTTTAAACCAGATAGCTTTCCAAGAGTATCATTTACTCTACTTTTAAAACTTTCTGCATATGCTGTTGCGTTATCGTAGCCGTACTTTTCGTAATCCTTATCCCATTCTGAACCAATCTTACCAAACGCAACCGCTTGATAGTTGAACGCTTCAATGTAATCTGTTGTTGACTTGATGGCTTCTATAAGTTTCTTGCTACCACGAATTACCATAAAATAAGTGGCATAAAACTTACCTATTGCACTTGCCAAGTTCCAACTACTTCTAGTTGCTGTCCTAGCACTTGTAGAAACGCCATACAGCGACTTCTGAAGCGAGTTTGAAGAAGTACCCACCTTGCTACCTTGACTAGCAAGATTAGCCAATGCGTTAGTCATTTGAATAACATTCTGGCTTACTGTTGGCGCTCTTGATAGCGTTGTCATTAAGCCATTTAAAGCATTGCCTAGCTTTGGAATGTTTACAACGGCGTTTTCTATACTCTTACTGCCTAGCTTACCAAGTGACTTTGCAAATTCTGTGACCTGCGTTGCATTTTGCGGAATAGCTGATATGCTTGCAACTGCCTTTGTGACAGCTTGAAGTGATGTAGCTGTGCTAGTTAGTGCAACCGAATCAACAGAACCTATCTTTGCGATGTTCTTAGCAAGCCTTGTAAAATCTGCTGTTCCTGCGTTCATATTCTGCATAGCAGAACCTAACTGATTAACGCCATTTGCAAGACCGCTTAGTGATGAACCATTCACAGTCGCAAGTGATGTTGACAGCCTTGTAAGCTGATTTATCAGTTTATCAACAGAATTGATAGCTTTAGTGGCAGTACCGGTAATTTTGACTTCTAAACTGTCTAATTCCACGCTTTATACCTCCGGCTTATCATTTTTAGGGTGTGTTAAATCCCAGTTTGCTTTTCGTATTTTCATATCCAAAACAAACTCTTCTCTCTTTCTTTGTATTTCATCTTCACTGTTCTCTTTTTTGTTAATATCTCTATAAATAGGCTTGTCTGGGTATTCAAGCTCGCCTTTGCCCCAAGCACCACTTCTAACACCTATCTTGATTGCTGGGAGTATGTAACTACCTATCGCAAGCCATATATCCGAATCCATTCGTTGTCTTTCAAGTTTCTTGCCCTCTACAACCGCCCATAGCTTTTTAGGTGTCATTTTAAGAAAGTCTGAATAACTAACGCCTAGTGAACTGGCTAGGACAAAGTATTCTTCCCAGATTATTTTGTGGAAATCTGCTTTTTCTTGTGGTCTTGTGGAACTACTGTCGGCTTCTTCTGCTCTTTTGTTGCTTCTTCCACATTGTCCGCCATTTCCTCTAACATCGCTGTTATTCCGCTCAACTCGAAAAAACCATCATCTTCCATCGCTTTCTTGATTTCTTCAAACAATGTTCTATATCCGTAACTCTTATCTGTCTTTCTCTTCTCTGTAATATATGCTCTAGTAAGTTCCTTTGCTTCATCCATAGTTACAGGATTGTTGTCAATGCAACCTGCATAAATGGCTAAAATGCAAATCTCTGGCACATCTGCTGTCATATTTGCTAATCCGTCAAAGGAAGCCTGTGCAACACTCTTATCTGTCTGTGCAAGTAAGTAAGAACCATTAACGACAGAAAACATTTTCTGCACTATCTCTTTACACTCTGCTGCGCCAAAAGAGAACTCAACTTTGTATTCTTTTCCGTTTACATTAATATTCATCATAATTTTTACCCTTCCCCACCCTATCGTCCATATAGGGAAAGGTGCGGATTTTACACCGCACCTACCTTTTAAAATAATTATTCTGTTACATCATCAAGATATGATGTATAGTCGGCTGTTTTGGCGTTTGTGCCACCAATCGACACAGCCTTTGATTTAGTCGATTGGCTTATCATTCCCCCGATGTTGGCTCCACCTTTGTGTCTGTTCCTACCATATCCTCAATGATAAGATTAATAGCCATTGTAAGAAGCCCGTTTTGCTCCTTACTTGTGATTGGTAACTTTGATGGTGGTTGTGCTACAAAGAACTCCGCATCTGTTATGCCCGGAGTAATCTCCTGGAACCACATTCTCTTACCGCCTGTTAATCCATTGTATGCTGCAATAAGAGTTTTCCATTCTTCAATAGTTGCGTCTGTCTTATTAACTGTTACTGCAACTGTATCTGTAACTGTATCTCTACCTGCAATGTTTCTTGTCTGCTTATCTTCAAGTGCTGAAGCGTCTATCGCTTCTGGTGTTACTGTAATTTCATCAATAGAATTAATTCTTGTAAGTAACTTGAATGATGTTGGCTTTGTACCTGCTGTTGTTTCAACTCCATAAGAGAAAGTAACGCCCAGTGTACTTAATCCTGCTACTGCATCTGCCATTGTCTACCTCCTAAAAATTTGCAAAAAAATAAGAGCATTTCTGCTCTTTGTTACAATAATCTGTCATTTGCCGCTATCATTCTTCTGAATCTAGCGGTACTCTTATGTACTTTATTGCTGATTGAGAACTCTGGCATTGCATTGCCTTGAAATCTCATTGTCTTGAATGTATCTGTAATTACTGCCATAACCTTTCGGCAGTCAGACTTGCTTGTGTTAGTGGTAACATCTACTTGAAATGTTGCTAACAATGCGTTTATTGTTTGTCCGTCAAGCGTTTGTCCTTGTTCAACTGCTGGCAGTAAATGAATGTATACTGTTGGGAATGCTGCTTGACCGCTGTTTTCCCCCTCATTGGTTATGACTATCTTTGGATATGTCTTTTTAAGCTGTGTTAGGGTTTTAGCCTTAACAAGTGCTGTGACTGTGTTTTCAAGGTCTATCGCCCAATCGTTTGCATTTGCCATTAACTAAACACCTCTCTTGCTATCTGCTTATACTGATTAATAATCTCTATTGTAGCGTTATACATAGGCATTGTAGCTTTAACGCCGTGTGTGTAGTGCCATTGATTATCATTACCTAAGTAGTACCAACCGTCGCTGAATGCGTGGACTTGCCCCGGGTATGTTCCTACGCCCAAGCCGAAATCATTAGCCTTTGGGTTCTCGTTGCCGCTGTTGTAATAAATACCAGCGCCAAATTCAATCGCTAATAGTGTGTAAAATGGCTCTCTATCTTCTACCTCAACAGTTTTACCGGTAGCAATTAAAATAGCTTGGTAGCCATCTTGAATAGGCTTTCTGTCAACTCTCAATGTTACTGTCCTACCTAATGGACTTTCATTAACACTCATAATTGCTGCTTTGTCGCCTAATTCTGCTAATCGTCCAACAAGCAGTTCACATTTATACTGTAAACTCTGTTTATACTGTTGTAGCTGTCTGATAGCTTCATTTACAGACTTTTCAGACAAGGATATATCAATTGTATGTCTTGCCATATTACACCGCCTTAGAGCAATTTTAAGTCCACAAAAACTTTAAATATTTTAGGGGATTGAATTGCAAACCAATCAACAGTTGTTTCATCGTGTCCAAATTGTTCTATATGCTGCCAATTGCACTGTAATCCGCTTTCAGACAAAAAGGCGTGTATTATTTCATGCCTTAACTGTTTCTTTTGCAGCTCCTCAAAATCGCCCACTTCATTATAATTATCAGAACGGATTACTATTAGCTTTGCTGTATTGTCGCAAAAGCCGTCCATATCTTTATCGTTAAGTTGCCTTAACTCGATAGCGTATGCTGTTCCCAAAACATTAATCGTTGTGTCTTTCATAACGCACCTACTTTACAACTGCTTTAAGCATATACTTGGTTGAATATAATGCTGGTTTAATGCCTACAATGGTAAAGTCTGCTGATGTTTCATCAACAAGACTGTCAGATGTGTATGTAGGCTTGCTATCAAGCCATATAAGGTCGCCTTTTTGAATAGGTAATGTATTCCTATCTGTCAGCAAAATAGCATCAAAATCAGCGGTATCAAAGCCGTATTCCTTGCTCTGTGCTTCTCCACCGCTGAAAGCTATGTTTGCTTTAAAATCCACTGGCTCTGAAAAACCTGTTTTTTCTTCAAGGATTTTAGGTATCTTATTTCCCTCATCATCAAGATAAGGAATGAAGTTGCCCTCTGTGTCGGTATATCCCTCATATAAGATATTGCCGTCATCATCTCTTTCATAGATAATTACTGTCTGTCCTTGAAGTGAATACTTCATAGCCTGCTTATTAATGTCAAGCATTATTCTTTACCTGCTTATAAATCTGATTAACACCTGTGCTTGATAATCCGGACACAATTCCTACTGCTATCGCATTAAGAATGTCATTTGCCGGAAAATCAGGTATTACATACAGACCTATAACACCTAAGATACCGCCTGCAACGCCTACGATTATAGGAATGTAATTATCCTTAATGTGTGGAATTGCCTTAGCCCCTAAACCTATCAGATATGTTATTGCAACGATTGCTACAACTGTTGTTACTGATGTTATATCCATTTTAATCTTTACCTCCATTCTTTAAGTGAATTTCCTGTATTTCGTTATACATCTTAGTTACCATCCCATTACCGCCTAAAGCATGATATGCGTTATACATCTCAACGAAATTATCATAGGCGTAAGATGGAATTTCACCTATTTTCATATACTTATCGTGATATTCGATAAGCTGTACTCGCAAAAGCAACATTGTGCCTTTACTATTGGCGTCTTTGTCCTTTTTCTGTTGTTTCAGAAGCCAAACTATATAGCCAAGTAATATCGGTAATACTACGGTATAAGTTTGTAATAAAAATTCTTTCATTTTATATCTCCTGCAAAATTAATAGGCACACCGCCCACCACCCTTAATGTGTGCCGCCTGCTACCATATTGGTAACGCACAATCTTCTATAACTTTTTACAATTCTTTTCAAACTGGATTAACGAATGGAAATACACCTCTTGGCAAATCATCTAACTTTTCAAAAGTTCTGCTGGTGCCATTTTCGGTAACTGCTGTTGTGAATGGTTGCCCTGTTCTTGACCCGGCTTCAAATGCTTTTTTAACAATAAAAAGTTGATATTTTTCAAGTTCTTCCTGTATCTGTTGTTCTGTATAAGACTTTGGATAGTTTCTTGCTGCTATATAATCGCTTTTAGCTGTTTCTATTAGCAAATTAAGATATTCTTCATCGTAACTATCTGGGTCTAATCCATTATTTTTTAAAAGAACTCTTAGTTGTGATAGTGCATCCATATCATTCTCCTATAACCCTAATTTCTCGATTAACAGCTTCTTTAACTCTGCTCCTGTAAGTTCTTCTGCGTTGTCTATACCTTGTTCTGCGGCAAAAGCCTGTAAATCAGATGTAGACATACGATTAATGGTTGTCTTGCTATAATCAAAGGAAGCCCCAGAATTGTTATTTTCTGGAACTTCTTCACCCGCGTTATACCATTTACCATTGTGAATCACTATATATGGATATTTCATAGTTGCACCCCCTACTCTTCGCTATGAACCTCATATACGAATGTGCTATCCATATTCTCGTATGATGGAAGAACAACCTCGGAAGCAAATGTTGACATCTTCATAGGTGGTCCGTACTCTGTCTTTGTAGCGACTGTAATACCTACACCATATGTTGTTACATCAACATCAGCTACCTGTCTTGCGGTTCTTTCTTCTGGTGTAGTGCCAAACCAAGTACTGCCAAGACTGCCCTCCGGAAGAAGCGTAACCTTGTTATCTGGATAGAAGTACTGCTCCTTGCCATCATCATCAATGTACATCTTATCGTAAAGTACGATAGTGAGCTTTGTTCTCTTCTGCACTACTGAAATAACAGTATCATCATCAACCTCAATAGTTGCTGTAAGGTTCTGTGCAAGGATTGAGTTTCTTATCTGTGCATTGTCAAGCAAATACTGGAATGTATTACTGTTCATAAGTGCATATCTAGCAATCTTGCCCTGCTTCTGTAACTTCTTCCTTGCATTGTTAAGGTCTGTAAGTGGCTTTGAATTAGCTGTATCGCTCCACATACTTGTGCCAGATAACTTTGCGTAATGGTCTTTTGCGTATGAGCCATCCTTATCATAATCATAAGCATACTGAACACCATCGCTTACAATTGCAATTACTGGATGACCTGCACTTGTAGCAAGAAGCGACATTCTCATGCGCTCTGGAACAACCTCTGCACCGCTTACAAGGTTGTTAGTATCGTCATATACGCTTGATAAAGCACTTGCAAGGTAAGGGTCGTCTGCTGACTGAATACGCTCGATTTCAAGCATTTCCTCTTCACCGACTGTCATTCCCTCGCGGAAAAATGCCATCTGTGTTTTTTCCTTGCTTAATCCACCTCTAGCTCTAAGAGTTGGGATTGTGTCAAAGTTAGATGGTGCAAGTGATACTGGAAGTCCTTTGTGTGTCTTAATCCAGCTTAAATCAAGTCCCTGTTTCTTTCTTTCCGGAAACCACTGTAAGCCAAGATAAGGTATCTGATTACTAGCGTTTTCTGTTGCTGACAATGCAATAGACTTACTGTCTAATACTTCATTAATTAACATCTGTTTACCTCCTGTTATTATTCAAATACAATCATTGGAAGGGCTGTCTTAACTGTTTCGTCATATGTAACGCCAGAATGTGCTTCTGCCACCTTTGTATTGAGGTATGCTTTCTTAAGCAGTACACCCTGTGGTCTGTCCTCTGTTACATCAAACCTTAAGATACCCACTACTGTAGCTGTATTGTCAGCCTTACCATTCGCCCCGATTGGAGTACCTGCTTTAACAATCTTCTTGCCCTGTGCGTTTGTAGTTGTTACACCATCAAAATCAAGTGTTAATGGGATTGCTTCGTTAGGCTCTCTCTTTAAAATCTGAACATCTCCTGCGTATGAAGTCTTTTCATACTGCATATTCATTTCCTTTGCCATTTCTTACCTCCTGTTATTACTGAATGTAATGTGATAAAACGTCATTGTTCTTAGGTGCATTAGATATAAGGCTTTCTGCTATCTTTTCAGCATTTGTCTTATTGTCTGCACTGTCTTTATTACTGCCACCGCCCGGAATATCCTGATGTTTAGCAATCTCCTGTTCCTTAGCCTGTGCCGCAGCTGTTTCTTTTTCGGACATAATCTTGCCAAGTTCGGTGTAATCAAGGCTTCCATCGTCTTTAACAACTGTCTTTGCTTGTTCAGCAGTAATCTTAAAATTAGTCATAGCTGCTTCCCTCTGGTCTCTGATAGCGTTAGATTTCTGTAAATCGGCTATCTGCTGATTAGCTGTATCTAAGGCTTTATTTGCCTTTTCAAGCTCTGTCAGATTGCCAGCCTGTAAATCATCAAGCTGTTTCTGTAAGTCGTCTGCTGTGTCAGCCTTAGCCTTGTACTGCTTTGCCTTGTTTTTCTCCGTAGCAACTTCTGAATTGTTCTGATTAAGAAGATTGGTAATCTGCTCATCTGTTGCTTCTGGAAAAAGTTTTAATACATCTTCTCTTGTCATAATTACCTCCGTTAAACACACGCTTTTGTTACCGCAGGTCGCTCCTGCTGTGTCTTCTGCTATTTACCGCATAGCTGCAAAATGTATAAAATAAAAGCAGCTACCGATTATTCGATAACTGCCTTATTTTGCTGATTATTAAGTTGATTAACTATCTCTTGTGCTTTCTTTTCTTGTTCTTCTACATCTTTAATAGTTTTGTATAGATTATCTAAATATGGCTTAGATAATACATATGTTTTTTCAGAATCGCCCCATAAACCAACTGTTTTAATTGCAGCAAGTGGATGTATGCCAGCTTGTAAAAGCAAAAGCAACGTCTGAGCCTTAGTGTACATATTATCCTGTGGACTGTGATTTATCTGCACATCAAAATCTCTGACTGACAACTTTAAATCTTGTCCCGCAAGTCTTAGAATATTAAGAACTGCCACAGCTAATCGCTTTTCGCACGATTTAACAATAGGGTCTTTCAACTTTGCTCTTGTTTTAGAAAAGTCCCAACCATTTCTTAATTCAACTGCCCCCTGTGTATCTCCGCCGGTATTACCTTGTTTGTTAGGAATTGCCAATATTGATAATGTGTTATCCCATAAATCTTCCTTAGCAACTTGACATTGTGTCTGATTAAGCTCCTGTGTCATAATTTCAACGTCTGACTTATTATCTTTGTTGATAGATTTAACTGTAAGGGCGTGGTTCATTTTCATTTTTTCAAATGTTTCTGTGTCAACTTCGCAATTAACAAACTTAACCCAATACTCAACAAACTGCTGTATGCTATCCATTCTGTTAGACTGCATATTATTAATAGCGTCCAACATACCTATGACAAGCTCGATATCAGATATTCTTTCGTGGTTATTAGGGAACTCAACAATAGGAATTTCGCCATATGTATGTAGTTTTGCTTCAACTACTTTGCTATCAACAATTCTAAAAGACATAGTGTCGGAAAATGCCATCTTATACCAGTTTCCATCCTCGTCTTTAAGTTCTTGTATAACAAGCATAGGTTCTTCTGTGCTTTCATTGTAAACAACGTAAGTATTCATTGGCGTAGGTGCTACAATTCTGAATGGCACATCTCCATTTTTAGGTTGAACTGCTTTGAATGATGTACCTGTTGCCGACTGCCACTCTCCAGCTTTAATGTCTTTCTCCTGCTTATTGGCATCCGCCATAAAATCATTGAGTATGTCAACTGCCTTATTGATAGTTTCATCATCTTTGCGGCTAATAAACTGGATTGGCTCGCCATATGTTTGTCCTACCTTAAACTGAACAATTTCATATGCGTGGTTTTCAACAATCTTGTTTGTAATATCTTCATTAGTCAGCTTATGCCTATATAATATTGGTTGGTCGCCCTTGTAGTAATGCCACAGATACTTAATAACTGGTTTATTCCAATTAAATACACCTATAGTACTTCCAATAACCTTAACAACATTGTTAGCAGTTATTGTATCTACATTCGTATATGCAATTTTACGTCCATAACAGCCTCTAACAAGGTCTTGAAAATACATTGTATTCATATCTTGCTCCTAATAAAACCTCATACCGCTTGAACTTCTGCTGTCCGGTATTTCCTTAATCTGAAAATCATCATCATCGTTAGGCACATACCAAATCCATTTGTGGCAGTGCTTGCACGCTAACTTATGTGTTCGTGGGTCTTTGCTGTCTGCTTTAGTCAAGAACTTATGGCAGTTCGGACACATAATTGACTTGTCTTTGTTTGTATAAAAAATCATATTGTTACCTCGTTGCATAGTAAAAGCACCGCCATAATTAAATGACGATGCTTTTCGATAAGGATTATACATGTTTATGAAATTTGCTTTGCTCATTGTAATAATACATAATTTTTTCGTCACAATCGTAACATCTTTTAATTTTTTTCAATAAATCTTTGAAAAGCCATTTTTACGCTACTTTCTGTGTTGCCACCTATGATATGTGCTATCTGAATCCAAGTCTTATTTTCTAAAAATCTAAGATTGATTATTCTTCTCATCCTGCTATCGTCAACGTTTGCTATAAATTGCTCAACCTCGTTAGTTTTCTCTAACAAATCATCTTCAAGTAACTGCAATGTGGCTTTTCTGGCATAAAGAAGTGTTTTCTTTCTGCTGTACTCTGGAAATGGTATGCCTTCAATCTTAAAATGCTGTTTACCACCATCGCCGCCGCTAACAGAATCTATAACCATTTCTCCGGCTTCAATTTTGCTTATATCTTTTTCAAGTCGTTCTATCTTTAGTCTTACTTCTTTTACTTCTTCCTGTAAATCTGAATACTGTGATAAAACTTCCTTTGTTACCATAATGTCAATACCTCCTAAATGGATTTATAGCAGCTTCAACTTTAGCTGTTCTATTGCCCTGTGTTATTCTTAATGCAAAGTTCGAGAAAACATCTGGAACATCATCTAATTGTTTCTTACCTGATACTGAATACTGCTTTAATAGTGACATCATTACTCCATATGGCTCATTAGGCTTATAAAGTGAGGGGTCTTTAAAAATAATGTGCTGCAATATCCAGTTAGAACATTGAAATATCCTTGCTTCCTTATTCGTTTCAGTTGGTGTATCAGTAATGTTACATATCCAACCTACACTCTCAACTCGCTTATTAACTTCCATAGCCACTCTGTCGCCGCCGGCGTTACGCTCAAACTCACACTCTTGCACTTTATTATTTACAAGCACACCTGCAGCATTTCTATATTGTTCTTCATAATCTGCCGTGTTATCGCATACGCAATCAATGCAGTAATAATCTTCTCCATATTTTTGCAATACCGGTAGTACAAAATAATCCGTACCTTTACCTTTTGTATCACATTGAGCTGTGATAATTTCTGGTTCTCCGTGTGGCAAATTAAGGTATCTGCGTATTTTGTCGTCAGGAAACAATAATCCCTCACGCTCAATAGGTTCTTGTTTATACAAACATCTATAAGAGATTTCATCCATCAAAAGTTGTTGGTCTGCAAAGAACTCTTTTGTAAAGCCGCTATACTCATAATCAAAATTACTCTCGCCTGTTACTGGGTCTACATCTGGTACGGCAATAGTCTTAACTCTTTTGTTTCCTGCGTACATATTCTGTATTCTTCCGATAACATCATGCACACTCCAACGCGTAGCAATGTGTATTTCTTTACAATTGTGTCCGTCCGTATCTTGGATTTTTCTTTGCCTAGCATCTACCGCATATTTATCCCACAGCTTATCAAGTACCATAGGGTTAAGTGCTTCTTCAATGCCACCTATCATATCATCTACAAGCAAAAATTTACTTGCACGAACTTTACCGGCATTTTTACTTCCGACAGATGTACATTGTACGCTTGGAAATGGCTTATATTTACCTATGTTGAACTGCTCTAACTTTGCGTTAGTGCTTGTAACTGTAAGATTGGGGAAAATTTCATTCCACGCATATTCATCAGCATTTGTAACAATATCGTATACGCCATCATAGTACATTCGTGTAATGTCGCCAGAATGGGAGTAAAAAAGACAAAAATCATTAGGAAACCAGCCAGCTACTAAAGCGTTAAACATCTTTTCGATAGTTGTCTTTCCTGCTCCAGGTATCAATGATACGCACAATATATCGTATTTATCATCAATCATGCCCTGCAAAGCTTCTATTAACCCCATTTTTAAGAATTGTTTGCGGCGTGGCATATAGAAGCGCTCTTTAGGTTCTCTTTTCTTTTCAAGATACATAAATGCACTATCTACTATTTTGCTTTGGGCTTCAAGTAATAGCACATCATAGTATTTATCAAGTAAATCAAAGGAACTTTTATTGTCAAAGACAAACTTCTCTATCTCCCACATAGGTAGCCCTATATCACGCATACAAGCCTTTTCTATGAGTTCTTTTGCCCTAGTAGTACATTTCAACATTGTATCAATTTCGCCCTCATTCTTGGCAAGCTGGCACACGTTGTAGTAGGTTTCTATAATATTTTCATCTATTCCATTTTGGGATATGTATTTTTCGCATTCATCTATCAGTTGATTTAATTCAGAATTCAAGAAAAGCACCTCCACTTTTCAGCAAAGGTGCTTATAGACCTCTGCCTATAACTGTTTTAGGTCAGCGACTACAACCAATCTGTAGCCGGCAATATTTTTATTAGAATGTCAGCATTGCATCACAGCAAGTCGGATGCAATCTATTCAAAAGTGCATTATAATCATCAATTACATACCGTGCTGGAATCATATATGTTTTAATGCCATATTTTTCCGCTGTTTCTCTTTCAATGCTACAGCCGTTCCAATCATAACTCTCACATATTCCAATGAATACATCAGCCTGTGCCAGCTTCTTAAGGCTCTCGCCTAAATACCACACAGCTTCTTTACTGTCTTTAGGTGGGTTATCCTCAATGTAGCTGTCGATAAGCTCTAATTCTTCGCCCTCGTATATTTCAGCAATTTTTTTCATCTTCTGAATACTAGCTTTGATTTCTTCCTCTGTTCTGCCTTTCATAGGCACACTTACAAATAACTGTTTCATAGGTTCTATCTCCTTTTATATGTTTTATCAGCCTTTAGCTTTCTAAGGTCAGCAGCTACAATCAATCTGTAGTCGGTAATTGTTTATCTTAATTTCTTAACTTCCAGACAAGTATGTTTCCCATATTTTTCAATTCTCCATCTGGTACTCCAATGCTCAATGTGACAATTTTTATCTTCATTAAGTGGAATTCTATTGACAATGGCACTTGCGATAATACTTGGTGGAATGTTTAAATCATCTACAATCAATGTTGTCATTTGTTTTTCTCCTTTTGGTAATCTGGCTTTTTTAATTCGTTCAAATACTTTGTCATTGCAATTTCAGTACCATTTTCATCTTTTGTGCAAACAGTAACGCAATTACTTTTATTGCTTCGTAAGTCAGCAAGTATTATTTCCGTTTTATCATCATCAAACTTGTAACACTCACGCATTTTCTCAATGCAGTTATTCATTTCTGTTATTTTCATAATATCACTTCTTTCCCTCATTATTCGCTAATGATTTTGTTTCCTCTAGAATTTTCATTGCTAATGCTCTTGAAAATTCATAATTATTTTTCGGGTATCTGCCTAGAATTGATTTTGCATACTCATTAACTGCATCAACCGAAACATCAATGTCAATAGTCATATCGTGAAATTCAGATGTTTCTATCGGTTTGCCATCATCATCGCCGATATGTTTAACATTATCAATCTTTCTGAATGTTTTCTTATCAATGCGCAACACTTTTTCTGATACCTCGACACATTCTTCTCTCTTTTCTTCGTTTGTACATTTACCATCTGCATTGTATCGACAAGAAGTCAGATTGCATTTTTTTATTTGCATAAGCATTATTCACATTATCAATCCATTCACAAAACGGAATATTGTTGATTTTGGCATTGTCTAATGCCATGTCAGCTATCTCCTGTGCCATTTTTCTGTATTGAAATTCCATAATCTCGCCCCTAAATTCTTGCAACTACGTGTTCTTTTGCAATCTCTTCTTTTTCTGGGTCGTAAATAACCGAACCGTTTTTATCAGTCTTATTCTTATCAAATTCGCAAGAAACTTTTATACCATCCTTGTTACTGCATTCTGCGTGATAATCAATGACACATACTTTCTTCTGCCATTTCCCATTGGCATAAATCTTTGTGTAACCGCCAGCTCTTGTTTTAATGATTATTTTACTTCTTGATTTCTTCATTTCTCATAAACCTCTCAAAATCTTCCATGCACTCATTACATAAATCGTAAGTCATATTTAATATGCCACTCCTTGTGATTGAGTTCATACACAACAGCCCTACTTTTATTTCTTTTCCACGCCTATCACAAGTGCGCCATTCTTTTTGATGTTTCATTCTTCCACCTTTCTGTACGGATTAAAAAATTCTTTGTCCTGTCCGATTCCAAGATGTTCTCTCAACGCAAAATTAGTTATTCTATCTCGATTAAAAGAATTGCTAACAATATAATTTGCTGACTCCCCATCTTTCCATCTGTCCGTACTTGTCATAGAATCATAAACCTGTTTATATTCTCCGGTCAGCTTGCCAAATTCAAACCATCCCAAGTCAAATGTTACTCCGTAATCATAAAATCCCCTGTCAGACCACTTTCTGACATAGTACATTAATTGCTTGTACGAAAATCCAAGCCTTTCAAAAATATTTCCAATAGTTCTTATGCTCAATTCGCGGTCGCTCGAACGCAATTTTCTTTTCTGCTCATTCACGCAAGCCCTAAAAAATATTTCTTCTAATGGTTTCACTGTTATACCTCGTACATTTTCTTGATAATTTTCATAAAATCGTTTTTGTCAATAACTTCTGTGTCTGGATATATTTCATGCAAAATGTTCTCTGTCGCATAATCTGCCTTGTCATATGCTGCAAACGGAATCCTTGAATAGTCAAGGTCAAGGATAAGGCATGAGCACCGCTTGTATGGCAAGCAATTATTTGAAAACAAAGGTGCACATATCAAAGTAAATTTATCGGTTTCAAATTCCATATACTTGTCTTTGCGCTTATATGGAATCCCTATGCCTTTAAGAATGTTTTCAAGTAACTGTTCAAAATAATATGCTTCTTTTATGTGAATTGAAGTATATGTATATATTGGTTTAGTCATTCTTCCACCAGCTTTCTGCCGCAGATAGGGTAATAATTTATTTTATAACCAAAATCCATAAAACTATCGCCTGTTGTAAAGTGAATAAAGGTGCCAGCTTCACTCTTGTATATATAATCTTTGTAATCGGGGTTTTATAATCTGATGCGAAAATATTTTTTGGCACATATCACTTCTTCCCCCATAAATTATCTGGTAATTCCTCGCCGCCGTAAATCTTGTTAGCGTATTTCTTAAATGTCGGTACGCTACAACCTGCTACTTTTGCCGCCTTTACCTGTGAAGCCTGCCCCGATATGTACAGGTTAATTGCTTCATAAAACTTATCTTTGTTTAGTGGGTGTACGCCTGCTGCCACAATAATCACTCCTTACCATTCCTTGCTTTCGCACCAACTACTCTTACAAGCGTGATTCATAATGTTAATCAAAACCTTTTCAGAAGAAAAGTGAACTAAGCTGTAATCACATTGTGCTGAAAACTTTGTGTTGAAATATTCATCAACCAGCATCTTGTAGTCTGCATTATCGTCCATATCACTTATAGCCGCATAATAGGTATCTGTATATCCATCACGCTCTATGTCAGTTTCTTTTGTTAAATTATCTACTACTCTTGATAAAACCTTATCTGTTAATGGGTAGTGATATTCTCCAGTACATTCTCCGTGTTTATCTAAAAAGTATTTAAAGAATGCTTCTGTATTTTCTTTGAGCGTTTCATCTTTAGTCCAATCGTAAGCTATCTTACCAGCTCTACTTATCATTCTTTCCTCGGCAACTTCCCAATCACTTTGAGAGTATTCGCTTATCGGCTTAAACTCTTTCGCTTTTTTATCTTTGGGTAAAAAAGAATTACATTGTTCTCTGTTAAGAGAATTACACTCTGTATTTAATGTTCCGTAATTAGTGTTAGAGTAATCATTGTTAGTAATCCCTGTTAAAAGAGTTACACCTTGTGGCATTCTCGAATTACACTTTGTGTCATTCCCTTGGGAATTACATTTTGTGTTATTCCCGTCTGCTTGTTTATGTAACTCCTGTCCTGCATCTTCTGCTATAACCTCTTGCCTGATACTATTTTCCCATTTTTTAACTTCTGCGTTGATAACATCATAATTAGGTCGTATATGTATAGTCGGCATTGAATTGAATTTGTATTTTGCTGTAATTACAAATTTCTTTTTCACCAACGATTTAATTGCTTTATCATACTGCCTTTCAGTAATCCTTATCTCTTCCCACCAGTCTTTTCTTTGTTTCGCAATCCAATATTCGCCGTCTTTGTATATCTTGACTTTGCTTTTGTTATCTTTAGTTGGTGCAAACCAATATAAAATTCTTGATAACAGCGTACCCTCTATCAAATCACCTGTTATGTCAATGTATTTGTGAAATGTGTGGTTACACCTTGCTGATGATAGAAAATTAACTTTTGTTTGGATTTCATTTTCTGATAGCATATTTATTACCTGCCTTTCTGATAACTGCCTTATTAACAAAACAACAAACAGGCACTAAGGCTTGTGCTTTTCGCTTCGTCAAGCTAGTTTGTTGTAATCGGATAGACAGGACTTGAACCTGTGACTACTTGAATAAATCAAGCGTTACTCCCAACTGAACTACTATCCGTCAACTTGTAAGAATTTCTGACAAGTTGAAATAAAAAAGACTAGCACAGAGAGATTAAACAATTCACATTTATAAATTCTTTGGAGGTCATTTATACGCTTAAAAATATTGTTTTGAGGGAATATAAAGTGCTAGTCTTAACAGCAGTATAGGCTATGACACCTATAACAGGTCGTGGCAAAGCTGGATGGAAGTGGTTACGCCCGTGCAGTTGGACTGTTCAAAGAAAGTGGCTTCGCTCGCCGTCTATCCCTTAAGGATAACTGCTGATTATGAAATATTTGAAATAATTACTACACATATTTGTGTGGGATATGCGTAAAACCTCACGGACTTTCTGACGGTCCTTAACAGCTCTTGCTATGAGGTGAAAGGAGAACTTAATGTCATGGTAATTCCACCAAACCAGTAAGTTCAAAGGTGCAAGTAACGATTAAGTACTTGCGAACTACCCCTATCAGAATCGAACTGATGATGTAAGAATCAAAATCTTATGCCTTGACCGCTTGGCTAAGGGGCAATTAAGCTACTCTTTATCTTCAAAAAGTGCTGCAATATCATTTGTGCTATCAATCTGTTCTACAAAGTTATCTGTGCCGTTAGGATGTGTGTCTGGATTACCATTGCAATTTTTGCAAGGCGTTTCAAACCACATTTTAAATTTATACAAGCAATTACAGCAATCTTCCTCCGGCTTAAGCATTAGACATCACCTGCCTGCCTATGATTAGCTCTGTAAGAATCAAAACCATCCGGATAACGTGCTATAAGTTTATCTATGTTTGTTTGCATTACATCATCAAGACCGAATCCGCAAGCTTCGCAAATCATAGCAACGTACCACATTACATCGCCGCACTCTTTCTTAAGATGTTCTAAGTCTATTCCTTTTTCGTGGAATATGCCCTTTTTAACAAGGTCTGATACTTCTCCAGCTTCACCAGTTAAACCTAAGACACCATTAAGAAGTCCTGCTATGTCATTTATGTTGCTACACTTAGCATTGCTTTCTGCTAGAGGACTAAGTGGAAGCTTACCAGTTAATTCAGTACTTAATCTATGATGAGCCATTTTATCGTTAGTGCGCATAGCCAATTTTTGGTATTCATTGCCCTGCATTTATAACTCCTAACTCTTTTTTATTTTTTAAAATTTTTTGGAATTCATTCAGCCGAACAGCTGATTCTCTGATGTGCTTATTGAATATCTTGTGATTAATTAATATGTGTCTATTATACACCTAATTAGCTTAAATGTATAGATGTTAATTAGATTATTTTAAATTAAATATATAAGCGATTTATCAGTATTAATTATATGATTAATGGTTATGCGTTATTTATATATAATTATATAATATGTGTATTATGTGGGTAATAATAATATAAATATATATTAATATATAAAGCCTTTTTCTTATCGTGGAAAAATGAGTGACTTAGTTGGGGCGTGTTCCGAGGACAAATAAACCCCCTCCGCCCTCGTCTATGTAATTGTGTCTATTTTATGCCATATTCTCAAATAATTAACACAATTAACACCATATCCATACCATAACGCCGATAAACCTTAATTTATCAGCGTTATCTAAATACTTACCACTCACAAACCCAGTATTTAAGCGGTTTGTGAGTGGTTTAAATTGTGTCTGAATTGTTTATGGCGTTTATCTGCTGTTTATCCGTTAATTGTGTATCATTTTGGTTTAATTGCTGGCGTATTTCTGCGGCTGTAAGAGCTGTTTTATTAGTGTTTTCTCTGCTAACACCGGGCAAGTTCCAAGCAAAATGTCTGTTAAGTATTGCAAGAATTCCGACCGGATTTTTGTTGCCAGTTGCAAGCTTATTAGATAAACTTTCTTCACGAAAAACCCGCAGTTTTTGCGCGATGTCACAACTTTTTGTACTTAGCTTTTTCTCTTTCGTTCCCCAGTCGTATATAGTATCTCTATTAATTCCAGTTAATAAACTAAAACCTATAATACTACATTCTTTATCATATACAGCACATAAATAATAATATATATATAATATATACTCTACTTTATCATAATCATACATATTAAAATTATTATCCATAATACCTGTCTCTTATACACATCTGACGCTGCCGACGACTCCTTACGTGTAGATCTCGG